CCAATCGGACCAAACTTAGTTTCAACCATTTTCATCTTTCAAACTCTCTTTCTTATGCTCTATATATATGCACTCTCCGTGCCAAAGTCAGAAATATTTTTTGTTGTCCTAAGTGGTTGATTCTATTCGACTTACGATCTATGCCAGATTGGCACTGTCAGAATGACTGTTGCATTTTGCTACACTGTGTAGCATTTTGCTCCGCATTTTGCAACACTCGCCGTAAGTCTATACGCAGCAAGGGTTTACGTCAAAAATGGCCCGCCCGATTTGCTCTAAGTCTTTATCCCACAACAACTTACGTCGCGTGGATAAAAACCTGTTCGCTTACTGTACGGTTGGTCACTGATACGATCCAGTTCCTACCGCTACCATCCTCACGCATGATAGAGTTGATGATGCCCACATGTACACTACCCTTAGTGTCAACAACGCTACCATACTTACCTGTACGCATGGCGGAAAGAATTTTGTCAAGGCTATTCATCTGCATACCTTATTCCTTATTCTAGAGAATTAGAGAATCGTGCCATCACCACGAATACGATACATGATTCCGCCAACGCTGTAAAGGCTAATTCCTTCGCCCATATGCTGAACAAATGTTGCCGAATATCCATGACGAGCAACAAGGCGACGAACGGTATTTTGAACTTGAATGGTCATTTGTTTTCCTTTGGCTGTATTCTATAGATCGGCTTTTAATCTGTCAATACTGAACAAATGTTTTACCAATCAAAATGCCCTTCCTCATACGCAGCCACAAGTTGCTTTCTCTTCTCGTCTGAAACCTTGAAGATATCGCACATATCATACACAGCCTCAATCGGCTCACCATCGTATCCGAATCCCATAGCCATTTCAATCATTTCTTGGTGCGACAGGTTTTTCATTTTCATTCTCTCTTTCTTATGCCTTAATTATACTCTATTTATCGGCTGCGTCAATAGGCTTTCTTAAGAAAATCAGAAATATATTTCTATGCCAAAGGAGAAAGAAAACATATTCGTCGTAAGTCTATATACCACAAATACTTACGTGGATTTTGGCGGGGCCGATTTGCCCTAAGTCCTTATGGTGAAAGGGTTTACGTTCACCAAATCACTAAGCCATTTTCCTCTGGCAATGGGGCTGTACAGGCGAATACCTCGCCAAACTTATATCCCCACTTTTCGGTGGCTAGTGTACGGGCGTCAACCCAATCTTTAGCAAACACTGTGCCTAAACGCTTAGCATCAACAGCACGATACATATAGAAAACCATTTTCTTACCCTTTATTCACGACCAACCAAACTCGGAAGCATTCTCACAAGCAACATCATAGTAGAGATCGTTAATCTTGTCAAACGCATTTTTTTCGTTAACCCTAACCGAATGGCAACCATCTTCCCATTCGATGCGGTAGCAATCACCACTCATGTTAACGCGAACACGATTAGCATCATCACCGAAAATCTTTTCCACAATCATCATCACTTCATTCTTGCTCATAATCTTTCTCTCTTTCTTATACCAATATTCTAGCAAACTTTTCCCGCCCGTCAACCCCTCTTATCGGGGGAGAGCAATCATTCCGTTGAAGTGAGAAAACGTAAGGGTCAAGGTCTGACCGGGATACTTGTTGTTGATGTACACTTGAGCAGTGCTTTTCCGATTATCGGTAGAGCCTACATACTGAACAACCGTACCATTGGAATCCTTAACCTTCCACACTTTCTTTTGAGCAACCTTGGGAAGGCTGTTGATGAAGCTGTTGATGTGAGTAGCGTTTTTCATTTTCTTTCTCTTTCTTCTCTTTTCCTTTGATGCTTAATTATACCAATATCATCGGCAGAAGTCAAGCCCTCTCTTTAGAATAATTTTGGATTTTCCCTAAGTCATTATCCCATAAGGAGTTACGTCAAAAAGAATTTTTTCTCTATAGAATGGACACTCGGTATGGTGAGAATGTGTCGTAAGTGGTTGCTATATATAGACTTATGACACGCGGGGCGGGGTACGAACAGAAAATGTTAAGATAGGCAATACAGAGAAGGTGGGGGTTTTATCTTATAAATGTGAAGATAAACAGTATAGGAAAAATCGATGGGTATCCAAAGCACGATTGGCAATTAAAAATATAAATGTATTATCCAATCCTTTAGTATCTAATTAAACCAACCCAAGCTTTTTAGCGATTGCTTTGATATGACAATAATATTCTTGTCCACTTGATGATTTGTAATTCTTTTTGTATCCAAAATACTCTGTGATCCTAGTATAGTCTCCATTGTATTCTTTCCACTTGTCTTTAAACTCTTGCCACTTTGACAGAGTCTTATCTAACCCATTATCTCTATAGCTTCCAGGTTCTAAATGTTCTGGATTTATGCAAAGCTTATTATTACATTTATGCCTAATTAATTCTGGATAATCTTGATAATGCGCATAGTAAGATACGCGATGTGGCTTTAGATATTTTTTTCTACCATCAATATTAATTCCTATATCCCTACCGTATCCATCTTTTCTTTTGTATTTATAAAGCCAACATCCATCATTTACATCTACTGTATATCTTGCATTTATTTTCTCGATAGCTAAATCTATATATTCTTTAATATCACCAGCATTTACAGCGCTCCAAGTGTTATATAGTCCCGCATATTGACTTATAAGATTATTTTCTATTTTTAATAAATCAGATTCTGGTTCTATAGACCATATTTTATATTTGATAGACTTTTTATTATTAAAATCCTCTTGCAGCCTAGCATTATAATGGTTGTTAATTTGTAACAATCTTTGATGTGACACGCATCTTTTTCTTATATTTGTTGAGCTACCAATATAATATCCTTGATATCCATCTTTTCTAAATAATTGAATAATATAAATTCCGCATATTTCTTCTTTACTTTCATCTAATATTAATTCTTCTTTTTCTGATATTATTTTATTATCTATTTGCTTAATATTGTTCTCTTTGCATATCTTGTTAATTTGAGATTTACTAAAACCAGTAACTCTCTCTATATCCTTATTGGTTTTATGTTGATTTTTTAGTTTGTTTATCGTATCTATATCTTGCTTGCTAAATCCATATTGATTTCTAGTTCTTCTTTTTTTTGAGTCTTTTGACCCTTTTGGTCTTGACATTACACAGCCTCATATTGAATTGTAAAACTACCCCTCTATTATACACGGCTGTTGCTTATCTTGCCCTCAAAGACCCTTGATAAATTATTGACTCTTTGCCCAGATTACTCTTGAAAACTACGGTAACATTATTGTACCGCTTAGTCATCCACCTCTTTATCGCTACACTTGAATACCCCGACACATCAGACTCATATCTGACCCTATTGTTTATTTTAATTGTTAATCTACCAGCCCCGTCTTGAGTCTGCGTTTTAACGTAATGTTTGTTTACTGAAACTACGTGCGCATGGCTCTCAACTATTGGAACTACTATTGGCTGTGGTGGCTGAATTGGTATGATATCTGGCTTTGGAACCATATTTAGCCCCATAGCCCCTTGAATATCCAAGTATCCATAGGTTACTCTATCCACCAATCCAGCTACCATCTTAGCCGTAGACAATATTGCCCACTTAATCTGATTTGCCCCATAATTAACATTAACGTTCTTCAGCATTGCTACTGCTGCGCTCACATTTGGAGCCGCCATACTAGTTCCACTAATTGTTCCGTAATTATTTCCAGGAAGTGTTGAATACGCCGTTCCAATCGCCCCAATCTCAACACTATTTTTTCCATAATTAGAATATCCGGCTAGAGTCATATTAGAGTTGAGTCCAGCCACACTAATAGTATTGTTGAACTTATATGACGAAGGATATCGTGGCAGTAGATCATTATCAGATGAGTTGTTCCCAGCAGCTATAACCACAACTATTCCAGCATCACTAGCATTTTTTATAGCATTATACAGTGCTAGAGACGATGAAGTTCCGCCTCCCCAGCTTAAATTAATAGCCGCTATATTATGTCCACGCAGTTTCATCTTAGTAGCATAGTTAATAGCTGTCGCCGCCGCCCCCGTATATCCCAATCCTTGATAGTTTTGGAACTTAAGGGGCATTAATGTGACAGTATTTTTACTAACAGAATCAACTATTCCCGCAATGTGCGTTCCGTGATAAAAATCGTCCTGTGGAATATTGTCGTTATTTGCAAAATCCCACCCATTAATATCGTCAATGTACCCGTTATTGTCGTTATCAATTCCGTCTACTTTTTCACTAGGATTTGTCCATATATTCTCTGATAAGTCTTTATGATTAAGATCTATGCCAGAATCAACAAAAGCCACAATGGCACCAGTTAGTGCAAGCCTATTCTCTAGATTTTCAATATGTAATTTAGCATCCTTGCTCATCGCCACCTCCTTGTATTATATAGTACGTTCGTTAACTAGATTTGGATCAAACAGTGTTATTCCCCGTGTTACCGTGTATTATATAGCAGGAGTATTAATATGATTAAAAAGCAACAAATCGAAACGCAATTGGATTGCAGGGCTACAGCCGCTTTGCGAAACGAAATAGTCGAAGATTTATCCAAGCCCGATAAGCCTATTAGCACGGTTTTAGAGGTAAAGGACAAGGATGAATCTGAAAACAACAACGAACAAGGCGATTGAGCTAGCTCGCATAGATTACGAAGACAATATAGAGCTTCTTGGCGTTTACGGGCTATGCGATGTTAACCAGCCCCTTTCTTACGCCATTAAAAATAAGACCATAACGGACTGTAATTGTTTTAGTCACGTATTTGGTAATGATTGTCGCTTTTTCTACGCTCTAGAGCAAGTCAAGAATAATAAGGTTATAAAATACGAGCGTGGCATTGGGTACTTGGCTGATAAAAACGGTAAAACTGTTATTGTCAGAGAAATCCCAATAGCTACTGGATCAGACCCATCTAATCAATCGGCATGCATAGGTGGATGTACGCCCTTTAGATGCACAGACTGTGATTATCTTATAGCTTATTCTACGGTTCCTCAATTATATGTTGAAAACTTATTAGAGTCTAATTCACTAATTACGTCCATAGCCCCCTTTACGCCGCACTCTTTTGCGGTATCTGAAGACTCATTAGTTGGAAGATTAAACGATGGATTACAATCTTTATCTCTTAATAACGTTATGTTTGTGGAAAGGTTATGGAGTTCCTTATCAAGCTTTACTAAACAAATTATTCTTAAAACTAGCAAATTAGATGTTAAGAAACTAGCAACAAGCGTATTACAATTTGTTCCATCTAGTAAGTCTGGAGCCAAAAAGGGTTGCTTTATCTATGATAAGACGGACAATAATCTTAAGTATTATGATGGAGAGAAATGGAGATCTTTAGTTTGGAAGGAAGACATTGAAGAATGAAAATACCCAAGAATATGACAGAACAAGAGGTGGTTCATCAAATCAATACCGTAGTCAATAGAATAGCATCTAAATATACGTTTTATGGATATGAGGTTGATGATATAAAACAAGAGGCTTTTATTATATGCATGGATGCGCTTGATAGATATGACAATAAGCGGCCCTTAGAAAACTTCCTATCAGTACACTTATCTAATCGCTTAAAGAATTTTATTAGAGACAATTATTTTACAAAAGACGAAGAAGAAAAGAAAAAGGTGCTTAAGCCTAAGAGTTTGTCATCAGAAGAGTACATGCCGGTAAATAGGCACTCAGATAACCACGATATCAACATAGACGCTAAACAAATACAAAAGATTTTAGACAAACACTTACCACCTAGTTATCGCGCCGACTATCTTAAACTAATTAATGATGTATATGTTCCTAAAAAGAGAAGAGAAGAAGTAATAGAGCTTATAAAGGAATTAGTAGAAAGGTACATGGATGAAGAAGGGTAGACTATCTAAAGAAGAGATTAGGTTTATATCTAATAATATAGATAATCTCACCGTAGACGATATAGCAAAAAAGCTCGACAGAGATGTTGAGTCTATAGACTCCTTTGTAAAGCGTAAGCTTAAGCGCGGACTATCTCTGGAAGAAGAGGCGGCTTTTGAATTAGAAGATCGCCCCTATTGGATAGAGCTAGAAAATCAGTTTACCTCTGAAGAGTTGGAACTATTTAAATATCACTGGACTAGAATTATCGCACAGTTCAAAGATGATGTTTTTCCTACTGAAGAACTACAGGTAGTAGATGTTATTAAGTTAGAAATACTCATGAATAGGTGCTTAAAGAGTAATAAGGATAATCTTAATGAAATGAGCCTGCTTGAAAAACTTATTCGTGACGAGCGCGCTTTAGAAAAAGATCAGCGAGATCAAGATTATCTTATGAACCTTGAGAGACAGATGGCGGCTCTACGGGCTAGTCAAGAAAGTCTTAACCGCGATTATCGTGAGCTACAAACAAAGAAGGCGGCGATGTTAAGAGAAATGAAGGGCACTAGAGAGCAGAGAATTAAACGACTAGAAGATAGTAAACAAAGCTTTACTTCTTGGATAGCTAGCTTAATACAAGATCCAGAGAAGATGAAACGTTACGGTATAGAGATGGAGAAAATGAGACTGGCGATGTTGAAAGAAAAGGAACGCTTAAGCGCGTTCCATAAATATGAAGACGGGATAATTGATCAACCATTCTTAACACCAGATACAATTAAAGACTAATTAGGAGAACACATGAAAACTGCGATTATTTTTGGAGTAACGGGACAAGATGGAAGCCACTTAGCAGACCTTCTATTATCAAAAGAGTATAGCAAGGTAGTTGGGGTAATGCGACGATCTAGCGTTGATACAACTCAAAGAATAAAACATTTACTTTCTAATGATCGCTTCAAGCTTGTTGAGGGGGATATTACCGATTCTTATAGTGTCTCTAATCTACTTCGGAGTAACGTCGATGTAGATGAAATCTATAACTTGGCAGCGCAGTCTCATGTAGGAACATCATTCAAACAACCAGCTATTACCTGGGATATTACCGGTAAAGGCTGTATTAATATTCTACAGACAATAGTAGATCTAAATATGTTTCAGTCTAGATTCTACCAAGCTTCTTCCAGCGAAATGTTTGGTGATTCTTACGATATTGGCCCAGATGGCACAAAATTTCAGAATGAAAATACTAAGTTTTTACCACAATCTCCATATGCTATAGCTAAATGCGCCGCTCATTATGCAGTAAGACTCTTTAGAGAAGCGTATAGTCTTCATGCTAGTGCCGGAATACTTTTTAATCATGAAGGACCGCGCAGAGGAGATAACTTTGTAACTAAGAAAATAACAAATTGGATTGTAGATTTTCACTATTGGCTTTTGAGCAATAAGCTTGAACTAAAAGATCTAAACTACGATACAGATTATATATACGGCAGAGTGCTTGGTGAAAACATTCCCAAATTAAGATTAGGAAATTTAGACTCCTTTAGAGATTGGGGATATGCTGGAGATTACGTTGAAGCTATGTGGCTTATGCTTCAACAAGAAATCCCAGACGATTATGTTATTTGTACTGGCAAAACTTATAAAGTACGAGACTTTTTAGACTTAGCATTTCATCGTATTGGCATAAATACTTGGTCTAATCTCGTAGTAGTAGATAAGGAGTTTTACAGACCAGCAGAAGTAGATTATTTACGTGGAGATTGCTCAAAAGCTAACGAAAAGCTTGGATGGATCCCAAAATATGACTTACCAGATTTAGTATCATTAATGATAAGTGATAGGTTAAATGAAAAACTACCGTGTAACGCTAGACATATCTAGAGTGTTTGACAAAATCAAACATTTAATATTAAGGGCTTATAATTCACCATTTCCTACCATTTTTATATCAGCTAATGATCCAGACGAGGTCTGTAGGCTTGCTTTTGATCAATTAATAAAAATGATCATGGACCAAAACCCCTCCATTAGCATGAGAATTCTGTGTAGAAAACTTAAAAGAGAATGTAGAATAGATAAAATAGAGCTTCTATGAAAAGAAACTATGATGATCCAGCTTATACGGCTTTTAGAAAAGCTGTTATTAAAAGAGATGGGAATAGGTGTATGATGCCAGGATGTGGATACAACAGAAAACTACAGGTACACCATATTAGAAAGTGGTCTACCGCCTCTTCATTGAGATATGAAATATCTAATGGGATTAGTTTATGTCCAAATTGCCACAAATCCATAAAGGGAAAAGAACACCACTATGAAACTTTATTTATGGAGATTATAAATGGCCTATAAACAAGCTCCACATTTTACAGTTATTAAAGACACAAGAGAGCAAGATGGATACTTTTTTAGCGCATTTAATACGTGCGCCGGAATGGTAGAGCGTAAGCTTGATACTGGAGATTATACCATACAGGGATTAGAAGACAAGGTGTGCATAGAGCGCAAGGGGTGTGTAGAAGAATTGGCTGTAAATCTAGGTCAAAAAAAATATACATTTCTTGACGAGATAGAAAGAATGGCATCTTTTCCGCATAGATTTATAGTTTTAGAATTTTCATTAGAAGACTTGGTTAAATTCCCAGCCGAAACACGTATTCCAATTAAGAACAAGGCTTCAGTAAAGATAACTGGAAAGTACATGTTGAAGTGTCTAATAGAGTTTCAAATTTATAATAATATCAATGTACTGTTCTGTGGGGATAAATATAATGCGTTCTTAGCGGTTAGTAGCATCTTTAAAAGAATCAACGAAATGTACACCATAGGGAGAAAAGAATGATGGCTGAACCAGAACTATTAAAAGATTTTCATGACTATGGCGCTAACATAGCATCCAGAGAAATATTTTTACATAATCATTATCACACAGAGGACAATTCTAATCCCGGTGTTGAATATAGAATGTCCAATACTTTTCTCAAAAATCTCAGAGCATTAGACACCAGATCAGATCAGCCCATTATTATACATATGCAGAGTATAGGTGGTGAATGGGATGACGGCATGGCTATATATGACGCAATTACTATGTGTAGATCTTATGTTACCATTATTGCTTACGGGCAAGCCTCTTCAATGAGTAGCATTATATTGCAAGCTGCTGATTATAGACTTCTAACGCCCAATACGCACTTTATGTGCCATTTTGGGTCCAGCAATATCAATATGGATTATCTTAGTGCCATGAATTACGCTGATTATGAAAAGAAAATGTGCGATGTTATGTTTAATATCTACGCTAAAAGATGTGTTAATGGGTCATTCTTTTATGAAAAGTTTGGCAAAAAACCGAGCGAAAAACAGGTTAAGCAATTCTTGATTAGAAAGTTTAAGTCTGGCGATTGGTATATGCATTCAGATGAGGCTATTTACTATGGATTTGCTGATAAAATTATAACTAGCTGGCACCCACTTGCATGAGTAAATCTAAGCTAAAGATTATAGACGAGGCTTGGTTAGGTCTAGAGACAATAGAGACAGACCTATTTAATCCAATGTCTATATTAAAGTCTTCCGATGATGACTTTCATCTTAAGCTTTCTTGGTTAATGAGTAGGCCAGACTACCTTTCTTTTTTTGCTAACCATATTCTAAATATACAATTGCTTCCGTCCCAGAGCTTAATTATAAAAGAGCTATGGGAAAGAAAATTTCCAATGCTTATTGCTAGTCGAGGATTTGGTAAATCATTCAAATTGTCTGTATATTCTATGCTTAGAGCATTAATGCTTCCTCGTAGAAAAATTGTTATTGTTGGCGCAGCGTTTAGGCAGTCTAAGGTAGTTTTTGAATATATGGAAACAATTTGGAGAAATTCTCCAATGTTAAGAGATATGTGTGATGCAGATAGTGGTCCCCGTAGAGATACTGATAGATGTGTTATGCGTATTAATGATAGCATAATTACATGTTTACCACTTGGTGATGGTCAGAAAATTAGAGGTCAAAGAGCCAACGATATTATTGCTGACGAATTCGCATCTATTCCTAGAGATATTTTTGAGAACGTTGTAGCTGGCTTCGCTGCGGTCAGTGCTGATCCGGTTGAAAATGTAAAAAGATTAGCAGCACAAAGTAAAGCTAAAGAGCTGGGAGTAGAAATTATAGCAGAAGAAACCCCAAAAGACCAAAAGGATAATCAGATTATCTTGTCTGGAACTGCTTATTATGACTTTAATCACTTTGCTACATACTGGAAAAAGTGGCAGTCTATTATAAAGAGTAGAGGAGTTCAGTCTAAATTAAGAGATGTTTTTAACGGAGAAGATCCGCCCGAGAATTTTGATTGGAGACAATATTCTATTATAAGAATGCCATATGAATTACTTCCACCCGGATTCATGGACGCAGACCAAGTTGCCAGATCTAAGGCCACCGTTCATGCGGGTATTTACCAAATGGAATATGGAGCTTGTTTCACAAGAGATTCTCAAGGCTTTTTTAAGAGATCGCTTATAGAATCTTGCGTGATAACAAAAGACTCTTCAATTAAAGATACTAAGGGAAATGATATACACTTTGAGGCTTCTTTAATGGGAGATCCAAATAAAAGATATATCTTTGGAGTTGACCCAGCCTCAGAAGTAGACAATTTTAGCATAATTGTACTAGAAGTTAATTCAGATCATAGAAGAATTGTTCACTGCTGGACAACAACAAGATCAGAACATAAAGAACTTGTTAAAAAGGGTTACTCAAACGAAACAGATTTTTATTCTTATTGCGCTAGAAAAATAAGAGATTTGATGGTTCTGTATCCATGTATTCATATTTCAATAGACGCTCAAGGTGGTGGCATAGCTGTTATAGAGTCTCTACACGATCAAGACAAGATCAGAGAGGGAGAGCTACCAATCTGGCCAGTTATAGAAGATGATAAACCAAAAGATACTGATGGAGAGCGAGGTTTACACATTATAGAACCCTGCCAGTTCGCTAGACACGATTGGCTGGCAGAAGCTAATCACGGAATGAGGAAAGATTTTGAAGACAAGGTGTTATTGTTCCCATATTTTGATACAATATCATTAAGCCTATCTAACGCTGAAGACTCTATAAAAAATAGAATGTTTGACACGCTAGAAGAATGCGTTCTAGAAATAGAAGAATTAAAAGATGAGTTATCTATGATTCAGATGACTCAAACTAATAGCGGAAGAGACAGGTGGGACACGCCAGAAGTTATAGTTGGTACTGGCAAAAAGAGCAAAATGAGAAAAGATAGATATTCTGCTTTATTGATGGCAAATATGGCGGCTAGAGTTCTACAGCGCACACCAACCCAAGAAGCATATCAGTTTTATGGAGGTTTTGCTACCGGTGGACATGCTCAGAAAAATCCTTCTGAAAAACTCTATACTGGACCAAGCTGGTTTGTAGAACAAATGAAAGATGTGTATTAATTATTGGTAATCCAATTACAATCCAATTGAGGTAATCATGAGCGATAATAGTGAAATGGTAATGTGGTCAGACGATAATCCCACAAGTAAATCTCAAGCCATGTCTCAATTTTCTGATAATGTTGATGCTTATGGCGGCTTTGCTAAAACCCAAGGCAGCACATATAGAAACTTCACAGATATTGAACCAAATCGCTCAGTTAGACCAGGATTTTCTCATCAAGATTATTATGCTTTTAGACCAAACGAGGCTGTTCCATCTCAGCAGCGTAAAGCCATTAAAATGTGCATGGACGCTTACGATAAAGTTGGCATTATTAGAAATATTATAGATTTGATGGGCGACTTTGGTTGCCAAGGTATACAGATAGTCCACCAAAATAAAAGCGTTGAGAGATTTTATCAGCAGTGGTTTAAGAGTGTTAATGGTAAAGAAAGATCAGAACGCTTCTTAAACAATCTCTATAAAACTGGGAACGTAATCACATATAGAAGCTATGCTAAGATTACTCCCCAAATAGAGCAATATATGAAGTCGCTCGCATCAGATATTAAAGTAGAAATTCCCAAAATGACTACGCGAGAAATTCCTTGGAGATATAACTTTTTTAATCCTCTCAATGTAGAGCATAAAGATGGTGCCCTCTCTCTATTTCTTGGGAAATCTTCTTACGTAGTTAATTTGGGAACGTTTTTTGATAGATTTGTAGACGGTGATGTTCAAAGCGATGTTATAAACACTTTACCAGAAAACATAAAACAAGCTCTTAAGAGCGGCCAGAAAAAGGTTCCATTAGATGTTGATAGGCTAAGCGTTTTTCATTACAAAAAGGATGATTGGCAATTATGGGCAAATCCCATGATTTATGCAATACTAGACGATATAATCATGCTTGAAAAAATGAGACTAGCAGACTTGTCCGCTCTTGACGGTGCCATATCTAATATCAGATTGTGGACGCTCGGCAGTCTTGAGCATAAGATTTTACCAAATAAGCCAGCTATTAATAAACTAAGAGATATACTAGCCAGTAATGTCGGCGGCGGAACAATGGAACTTGTTTGGGGTCCAGAGTTAACATTTAAAGAGTCTAGTAGTGAAGTTTATAAGTTCCTTGGTTCTGAGAAATATACCGCAGTATTAAATAGTATATACGCTGGACTTGGCGTTCCACCAACCTTAACTGGTATGGCTACTAACGGCGGTGGATTTACCAATAACTTCATATCCTTAAAGACCCTCGTAGAACGACTTCAGTATGGAAGAGATCTATTAGTTAAGTTTTGGGAAAAAGAAATTGAGCTTGTTAGAAGGTCTATGGGTTTTAGGAATAGGGCATATGTTCAATTTGACCAGATGAGCCTGTCTGATGAAGCTGCCGAAAAGAACTTGCTCATACAATTAGCTGATAGAGATATTATTAGCCACGAAACACTTCTATCTAGATTCAAGGAAATTCCACAAGTGGAAAAGATTAGACTTCAAAGAGAAGTTGAAGAAAGGTCTGGGGATAAAACTCCAAATAAGGCTGGCCCATATCATAATCCACAGCACAAAGAAAATCTAGAAAAGATTGCTCTTCAAACTAATCAAGTATTGCCACAAGATGTTGGCATCAAAACAACTGTACCAAAAGATATATTGATTCCAAAGCCAGCACCAGCCGCGCCCGTAGGAACATCTCCAAGCCAACCAAAGCCAGCTAATCCAAATGGTAGACCTCCATTATCAAAAGATTCACAGCAACGTAAACAAAGAATAGCCAAGCCACGATCTAAACCCGGCGTTGCAGAGCTTGTTGTTTGGGCTGAGACAGCTTGGGATAATATTTCAGATATATTAAATAATGCTTATCTTAATTGTAAGAGTAAGAAAAATTTAAGACAGCTAACAAAAGCAGAAGCCAATGAGTTAGAACAGCTTAAGATAGATGTATTGACCAACGTAGAGCTTATGGAAAACGTTACCGAAGCTTCTGTTACAGACTTATTAAAACAACACAAGTCTGCACCGAAAGAATTTATGTCTCTATTAAAAGAATATAATATTAATTTTGATTCCATGAATATAGAGCAATATCGAAGAAACATTGTTGGCTTATACATAGAGCAAAATGTCTCTGTTTAACGTGCAAATCTCTTTTTGTGTATATTATTTTTGAGAGGCACACACCAATAATGAATATATATAAACAAGAAATTTTAGACGGTTTATCCGAGAGCATCAAGGCGCAAGCAAGCATTGCTTATTGTGCGCCTGCTATATTGGTTAGCAATATTGATCAAGATAGCTCTTGGGATGTGTCAAGACAAACAATACAAAAAATCAGAGCTTCTAGTAATCCTAATCAGATAGATTTATATTATCTTAAATCTATTTTAGTTTCGACGGGTTGGAATAAAAACGATGACGTTTTTGATCCAAACGAAACTTGGGCTGCTAGAGCTACTCCAGAAGACAAACAATTTAACTTCATGCACAATGAAAATGATATCATTGGGCATATTACTGGTAGTTATGTAGTTGATAGGCAGGGACAAAGAATATTAGCAGAAGATTCTGACGAAACTCCACTAGAATTTGATATTGTTACAGAAGCTGTTCTCTATAATAGCTGGACTAATCCAGATAATAGAGAGCGTATGCAAAAGATAATATCAGAGATAGAAGAAGGAAAGTGGTTTGTTTCAATGGAATGTTTGTTTGCTAACTTTGACTACTCAGTATTAGACAATAATGGCAATGCAAGAATTATCACACGTAGCGAAGAGTCAGCATTTTTAACAAAACACTTACGAGCATACGGTGGTACAGGAGAGTATGAAGGCTATAAAATTGGTAGATCATTAAGAGACATTTCTTTTTCTGGCAAGGGTTTAGTATCTAAGCCAGCTAATCCAAGAAGTGTTATTCTTGATTCTAGCAAAGCTTTCTCTGCTAAAAAAGAAGAGTATAGTATTTCAAACGTTTCTAAAGGAGATATTAATATGTCAGATACTAACTTAGAGAAGCAGCTAGCCGATCTACAAGGTGAGTTAGCTTCTTCACAAGAGCAAGTCAAGACAACAAAGGCAGAAGTTGAGTCTGTAACACAAGAATTTACAGATAAGGTTTCTACACTTGAGTCTAGTCTTGCTGAAAGAGAAACAGCTATCAAGGCTTTTGAAGAAAAGGTAGCATCTCTAGAAGAGGCTATTGCAGCCAAAGACAAAGAGCTTTCTGAACTTTCTACCGCTATGAAAGATATGCAGAAGAAAGAAAAAGATCGTATGCGTAAAGAAAAGCTAGTCATGGCTGGCTTTGAAGACGCAGAAGCTGAAGAGTCAGTTTCTCTTTATGACGCCCTAAGTGACGAAGCTTTTGAAGCTGTAGTCGCCGGTATGAAAAAGAAGTGGGGCGCTATGAAAGACAAGATGATGAAAGAAAAAGAAAAGGAAATGGCTTCTGAAACAACTGTCGCTTCCGAACAGGAAGTGGTAGAAACAACTCCAGAAGCAACTTCTGAACTTTTTGAAGGTGTCGAATCAACAGAAGCCACTCTTGTAGACGCTTCTGATGTAAATGATGAGTTAGAGGCTACAAGAGCTAGTGTAGCAGAGTGGCTAACAGAAAACGTCCTACGTAAGTGATTTAAACAGGAGAAAAAACTATGGCTCTAAAATCAGATAGATATGAGTTTCAAACTGATATCAGTTTCTTTTACAATGAAGGCACTGCTACTCGCGGTGGCGTAGTTGTACATGATACAGCCGGTTCTGGCGCAGCTATGGATCAAGGTGTCAACCTTGTGAAGTACGCGGCAGCAACATCGGCTAGTCGCCCAGTAGGTATTCTACTTAACGACGTTGTAAATAAGGATCTAACCCGAACACACCTCAATGTCTACAAGGACGAGGTACAAAAGGGTGGCAAGGTTACAGTACTCCGAAAGGGTTATGTTGTAACAAATAATATTACAAGTTCGACCGTAAATGCTGGTGACCCTGCCTATGCTTGCCACGTAAATGCTGGCAATCTAAGAGTAGATAGTCCAGGCAGTTCTGGCGTACTAATGGTTGGCCGTTTCCTTTCAACAAAGGATGAAGACGGTTATGCCAAAGTAGAAGTTAACCTTCCCTGACTAATAAATTAAACAAAGGAGATTTAAACATGCCAATTAATAAAAGACCTAGCGATGAGTTTATCGCTCTCCTACGTAAGTCAGGGGATGCCGATGTGAATGTTGCTGCGGCTGCTCAGCATGAGTTTGCCAAGGCTCTAGAACTACCCCTTCGTAAGGGCGTTCTCGTTGGTAACATTCTTGGTAACATTTTCGAAACCATTAATGTTGAAGCCGGTTCTACAACAGAGTATCCTCTTGATCTAGTTTCTCCCGGCCTTGAGGGTGAGCATGTCGCTTACACCAATCCTGGCCACGGTAGAATTCCAGAAAGATCTGTTGAGAGCGATTATGTGATGATCCCAACATATAGCATCACATCTTCTGTAGACTATCTACTTCGCTATGCTCGCGAAGCCAGATGGGATATCGTTGGTCGCGCCATGCAGGTCATGGAAGCCGGTTTTACAAAGAAGATGAACGATGATGGCTGGCACACACTTCTAGCTGCTGGCGTTGATCGTAACATCCTCGTTTATGACGCTGATGCTACAGCCGGTCTTTTCAGCAAGAGACTAGTTTCTCTTATGCAGACCGTAATGCGTCGTAACTCTGGTGGTAATAGTGCTTCTGTGGGCCGTGGTCGTTTAACTGACCTCTACGTTAGTCCAGAAGCTCTAGAAGATGTTCGTAACTGGGGTCTAGACCAAGTTGATGAAGTAACACGAAGAGAAATTTACACCGCTGCTCCAGGTAGCGCTGTAATCACAAGAATCTTCGGCGTCAATCTTCATGATCTTGACGAACTAGGCGAAGGTCAGGAATATCAGAACTTCGTAACATCGGATCTCGGTGGCGCTCTACAGTCTAGCGATCTAGAACTCGTTGTTGGTCTTGACCAGTCAACCAGTGATAGTTTCGTAATGCCCGTTAAGGAGCAACTCCAAGTATTCGAAGATCCAACCCTACACCGTCAGCAGCGCGCTGGCTACTACGGTTGGTCAGAACTTGGTTTCGGTGTTCTTGATAACCGAAGAGTAATTCTAGGTTCTTTCTAATCTAAGATTAGAGTTCTAGAAATCAGATTAAGGCCACCCTCATTTTATTGGGGGTGGCTTTTTTCGTGTATACTAAACTAGAAGAAGTCTATGCGACTCTAATTAGGAGAAAATTATGGCAGCATTATCGGATTATTTGGAGTCGGGTCTACTTAATCATATCTTTAGAAATACAGCGTTTAATAGACCCTCTACTATTGCAATTGCTCTTACTAGTGGCGTTCCACTAGATTCAGATTCTGGTTCTACTATACCAGAATTACCCTCTGGCGTCAACAGAGGAACCAATTTCGTTACAACAAACTATAAAAGAATTAATTTAGGTAATCCAGCTACTGCTGGTAATAATGTCTGGAATGCTGTTGGAGTAGATGATACTACAGTTTTCTCTGTTTATGGAACAAGTTCGTCTGGAGCAACCGTTGGTCAAAGCGGTTATTTCTACCCACTCTATTTAAATCAGTCTACGGCGTTAACAGCCTCTAATGGATTTACTCAATCATATAGATTTAGAGAATTTCCCAATGTAACATTCCACGCCCCAACAAACCTACAGCAAACAGCAATGAGTGGCGATCCCGGTTATGCTAAGTATGATGGAAATGGATTTATAAAGAATTCTTCTCAGATAGTATTTGATACCGCCCTAACAGATTGGGGATGGGTTTCTGGCATAGCCATTGTAGATACTGCTAATTATGGTTCTGGTAATTTATTAATGTATGCAAAGATAGAAAATCCACGATATATTTATACTGGCGATAATATTAAGTTCGACATTAATTCTTTAGAAATAAGTTTAAAGTAGAATGATTTTAAGCAAGTCCCAACTTGTTGAGAACATACTTACTGAGCTATCTGATAATTCTACTGGACAAATATCGCCATACGATATACGTCATAATCTGTTAGATATTATAGATTCAGTAGCTGTATTACTTCAAAACAATGAGTTAGATACTAATAACTTTTCTTCTCCCGCCACTAGAACCACTAGGGCTGGGCATTATACTATAGAAAATTTATCTTTAAATGGTTATTTTAGTATAGATAATTCTGCTTTTGGTTTCGCTTCTCTTAAATCTAACTATCAAGGCTCCAGAAATACAGCGGTAGGTTCTCATTCATTATCATGCAACGTGTATGGTGAAGATAATGCGGCTGTTGGATATAACGCTCTTGGTGGCAATACTAACGGTTTTGGTAATGTTGGTCTTGGCAATTACTCTTTAATAAATAATAAGATCGGTAACTTTAATGTTGCTATCGGACATGGCGCAGGATACTATGTTGATAGATTTACTTCTAATAAATTATTTATAGCCTCTCACCCCGTTGATGACTCTTACATATGCTCTAATCCTAATGGTTCTGGATTAGTACCATTATTATATGGAGATTTTGGTGCTAAGAAAGTTGGTATCAATACCAATACTCTAAACTCTAACGGAACTCTAGAGGTTAATGGTGATATCACTCCATCATCTGGAAATATTAGCAGTCTAGGTAACTCTAGTTATAGGTGGAATAATTTACATACCAACTATATATCTTTTAATAGCGGTGTTTATCTATCTGCCGACGAAAATATTATAACCAATACTAATATAGTCAGTAACAATAACAATTCAAGTATTGGAACATTAAGCCAACCTTGGTCTGGTGGATACTTTGATAATATTGTAGTTAATGGCGTTGCTACTTTTAATAGATTTAATGCTTATGAAACCTGTGAATATTATTGTAAAACAATCCATCTTGCCTCTAGCGGAGTTGTAGAAACTCTTGATGGCGGTGGTCCAACAAGTATATATGACTATGCTTATCAGTCTCCATTAATTTATGAATGCTCTCTAATAACTGATGAACAAATGCTTGGTGCTGGCATCATAGCAAGCACAAGCGGTACTGGTTATCGCAGAGATTATAGATTCACATTCTTACCACCATCTTCTGGTTTACAGTGCGATACTAACGGTTATGCCCAAGCTTCATGGTATACTAATACTACATTAGCTATTGATTCTGGAGCATACCTAAGAACTAATCGAATAGTTAGCTATGATAATAACTGTCACGGGCTATTTTTTGATGGCGGAAATACATATATTGGAAGAAAAAATATACTAGACGCTAGACCTTCTAGTTCTAGTGGTAATATCGCGGGACTTGGAAACGTAAACTTTATTTCTAATTCTGGTATTATTAATGACTATGTGACCTCAATAGCGTCCTTAGAATCTGGCGTCAGCGTATCCACAAGAATGATTACTGGCGCTAAGCGAAGAGTTAAAGATTCTCTCAATAATAATAAAGACATTCTTACGGGCTTTGAATTAAAATTTATTGATACAAGCTCACAAAACTTGTCTATACCATCTGACAGATTTGTTATTGGATCATACAATAATTCTTCTAACATGTTTAATACCATATCCTTAATGAAGGACGGTTCTCAAGGTATTTTTGGAATTAATGGTCTTGGAGTATTATCAGAAAATATAGTTCCAAAAACCGCCTTGGATATTCGCACAACTGGTAACGCCATTATTAGAGCCACGGCAGAAAACCAGAGTAAAACTATTGCTGCCTTACAGTTGTTTGGCGAACAAAGCTATGAATATAATGGTATAGAAATTGCTTATTTAAATACTAGCGGCGTTGCAGATCTAAGTATATACAAAGATTCTGGCAAGCAAGTATTCTTTAGGCTGTATGATAACAATACAGTTGGACTATTTACCAGTAGCGGCACATCAAATGCCATGCTCACGCTTGGTGATAACTTTAGAAACACAGCCGCAATTAGTTTGAAAGATTATAGCGGTTCACCAACTGCCACAAGCACATACGGTAAGCTTTTTGTAAAACCTAAAATTGCAGATTATCAAGCTCAGTCTGTATTCTTTATGGACGGCAGCGGTAATACTCATGATCTTATTATAAATAAGTTTGACGTTAACGATGCTAGACTGTTATTCACTGATAATTTTGAGAATACTTTTGGCGGCTTACAATCTCCACGAACTAGGATTTTATCTGGAGCTAATGGTAACACGACTTTAGGACATAGATCATTATATTCTATCTCTAATGGCGATTTTAATATCGCGATAGGTTCACATGCTGCAAGCGGGCTAATAACTGGATCTAATAATACGATAATTGGTCCATATTCAGCTAGAAGTATATCAACTGGATCTAATAATATAGTTATTGGTAACAGTGGATTCAATAACACTATAAATAGTGCAAGTCATAATATTGTAATAGGTAACAATTCTATAGGAAATAATACTAGTGGAAACTACAACTTTATTCTAGGTGCGCAACATAATCTGGTATTACTACAAGGAACCCTAGGCCCAACCGATCAAGATAAACAGTTGTCTTTACCAAGCGGCGGTAAATTAAATATATTTGACAATACTAATGCCGATGCCCTTGGTCTTAGAGCTAATATTATAGAGGTTCAAGACTTTAGTGGCAATAATTACCCAGACAATACGTTATCCTTTAGATTTAAGGGTAATTCTTCGGCTGATCTTTTAACACTTAAGCATCACGTTGCACCGCTTAGCAAGACTCCAAACTATAACTCCGATAGTAATGACATTCCACACGCAGATCTTCGTGGAGATTTAAGACTACTAGGCTCAGTTAGATTCAGTGATGGAACTTCTTTAGATTCTTCTTCTCAAATAACTAATCTGAATGCTCAAGTTGCAACAGTTAGTGGTCAAATCTCTACTATAAACAGTGTTCTCAGTTCTATTTTTATTGAAGGAAATGTTTCTAGAGATATATCCTCGCCACAAGACCCATCAGTTCCAACCTCTGGAAATCTTATTGTAAGGGATTCTCATTGGTACGATGTTGGTACTATAAATCTTGTAAATAGAGATAAAACCTTACATATTAGTGCTGGAGATTACGTAATAGCTATCAAAATAAATAATGAATATAGACCGGTATGGGTTAGCACACAAAGTGCGCCCTGTCCCAACTTTGGCAATTAATAACTATGTGGACTCCAAGAGAGAGCGATAGGGATTGAGTGTATACTTATATGGATTTCCACATATTTTAACGGGAATTTTATATGCAGTGGCAAGAACAAGCTAACATAATGGTCAGACACCTTATAAATGACGTAGATTCGTCAAATTATAAGTACACAGACGATAGAATAGATTCTGCCGTTTTAGTAGCAGCTAAACTTGTAGTATTAGAACTTGATTTTAATAATCAGTACAGCATTAATGTGATTGAGCGCACGATTTCTCCAGACCCAATATCTGATGATTATTTTATGAATTTACTAGTATTAAAAACTGCTGTAGTAATATTAGGTGGAGAGGTCAAAACTGAGGCTTCAAATGCTATATCTATTAAAGACGGACCATCTGCTATAGACTTGAGGGGAGTTTCTTCGACTTTATTAGCATTATATCAAGATATATCCAAGAAATACGACGATTTAGTTTCTGACTACGGATATCACGGCTCTACCGGTCAGGCTATTCTTGGTCCATATTCTCCCGGAAGTGACTATGTGACACGTACAAATTCAGATCACGATTTTAGAAGCAATTATTTTAGATACTAATGGAGGATTAAATGGCTATTTTATCACAAGCACAGATTAAGGCTAATATTCAAGGTGAATTGGCCGATAATAACGCCGGTCTTATATCAGCTTATGATGTTCGTCATAACATGGAAGACCTTGTTGATTCTATAAATCAAATTGTAGCTAGTGGAGACTTTGATGTGTCCACACCATTTACTGGAAGCAATGTTAGATTTCAGAAGCTAATTATAGCAGGATCTGGTATTAGTTTTCCAAATGCAGAGACTCCTGGAATTCAGTATGAGCCTTATCCAGGTCCAGGAAGTATTCAGCATAATCAGTTGGGAGGATTAGCCGTAGGGGATCCACACTTACAATATTTACCACTAAATGGCGTAAGAGTAATGTCTGCCAACCTTGGACTTGGTAACAATTGGATAAACTCTAGTGGAGCTTCAGACATTGTTAGTAGTAGTAATAGGGGGCTTCAATTTCAAACTCAAACCACTAATACTGGCATAGTAGAGCAAGTCAAAGTAGGTTCTAATACAAGATTTGTTTTTAATACAGATAACTCTGTAATGTCTACGGCAAAAGGTGTAGCCAAGGCTTGGATAAGCTTTGATGCTAGTGGAGTAGACGGTTCTCCACAAGTATACTCATCTTATAATGTAAAAGAATTACAGAAAATAGGTGTTGGTAAATTTAAAGTAATATTTAATTCTGGCATTTTAAGAAGCAATAATTATGTAGCACTGGGTAATAGTAATTCTAGAGGCACTTCTAACAGTCCAGAAGATTTTGATCTAAATACAGTGGGCATTGTTGCTAGAAATGGCGATGACGCTTCTGTTCTTAGAAATATGACGTTCTGCGTTCTAAATGACGGCAATCAGTTCGTAGATGCCGCACTTAATGACATTGTAGTATACGGATTAGCTCCTAATGAATCTAGCGGAGTGCCACCAGTAGTAACTGTTCTTTAATCCTGTTAGGAGTATATTATGTCCCAGAACAAAATAAAAATATCTGATAGAATAAAAGAAATCAGTTATACAATGGGGACCGGTAACTTTTCCCTAAATGGGGCAGTTGCCGGATTTAGCTCCTTTGGTTCATCTTATTCTAATAATGATTCTTTATTTTACGCAGTTACTGATGGATCAAGATATGAGATTGGTTCTGGATTATTCAAAACCGGCCCAATTAACTATATCGTTAGATTCCCACTAAAAAGTTCCAATAGCAATAATAGAGTAGACTTTCCAGAGGGCGTAAAGGAAGTCTTTGTTACATATCCAGCAACCCACGCTGTATATATGGGTTCTGGTATAGACGGCTTAAGCACACCTTCTCAAAATGGTATTGCTTTCTGGTCATCTAGTAATACTTTAGATTATGATTCATCTATAGTTTGGGACAAGACATTCAAAAGACTAGGCGTTAACCATCCAACTCCAGACTACGGGATTCATCTTGGTGGTAGTGGTCCAGAATCAGTCGTTAAAGCTTCTGGCTTTATGGTTGGAAGTTCTGGCATATATTTTCCTCCAAATAATGATTATGCTGGTGGCGTTCAGTTTAGTCATTACGAAAAGAACAAATTAGATAGTCAAGCTCTTAGCGAAGGGAAAATTGGTCAACTTACTGGTACTAGTGCCGTATTTGATCTTAGCGGCGTGGCTAACCAATACATTCTATTTAAACCACAAAACGCTGGATTAGTCCTTGCTGGTCCACCAAGCGGGTGCGTTGCTCCATGTTCTCCAGCGTATCCAACATTTAGACAATTAACTATAGACGATGTTCCCGGTATATCATCTTTGTCTGGCATACTTAATAACAAGATTGTTACATTAATTGGCACTACAAATTCTGCCATAGTGTCAGTTTCTGGGTTATTAAACACAAAGATCAACGATGTGTCTGGTATTTTATCTGCTAATCAAGGAATTCCAGATGGAGATAAGGGAGATATATTAGTTACAAATACTGGAACTACATGGACGATTGATGCCAATGCTATCAATTCTACTAAATTAGCAAACTCTTCTGTTACGCCTCAGAAATTGAGCTTTAATAAGGCGTTAACTAATATTGTTGGAGGAAGACTAACGTTGACTTCTAATACTCCAGTAACTAGCTCTGACGCCACATCTAGCATTGTTTACTATACCCCATACGTTGGCAGTTCTATTTGTTTGTATAATACATCAAGTGCAAGTTGGGACATTTTAGATTTTACACAAGCGTTTTTATCTTTAACCGGCTTGACATCTGGGAAAAATTATGACGTTTTCGCTTATAATAATAATGGAACTGTAACTTTGGAGCTTGGCACAGCTTGGTCTACTGATACCACAAGAGCTACAAATTTATCCACACAGGACGGCGTTTATGTTCTCTCTGGAAATTTAAGCCGAAGATATCTTGGAACTATTCGTGCCACAACAAGTAATACTACAGAAGACTCTCAAGCAAAAAGATTTGTTTGGAATATGTATAATAGAGTAAATAGATCTTTAAGAATATTGTCTTCTGCTGGCCCTTGGACATATAATGGAACATCTTGGAGACTACTAAACGCAGTCTCTTATCCAGTAGAAGTGGTTCAAGGATTATTTACAAATTCCGTAGCTCTAAACGCTGGCGTATTATTTACAGCCGCCCAAACTAGTCCCACTGTTTTATACAGCTTTGCTATTGCTAAAGATTCTACTAGCGCGCCATTTATGGGAACCAGAATATCAAATATCAACGATGCTACAAATGAACAACTATCAGTAACATTGTTTGATAATCCTGGTCTTGGATATCATTATTATACTTTACTAGAAAAGGGCAATGGGGCCGTCACATCAGCATACGCTCTGTTTGGATCAAATGCTAGCGATTATTTTGGTGGTATTCAAGGCTCTTGGGAGTGCTAATTTATGATAAGTTATTTACACAATATGATTAGTAGTATAGTACCTATTGAGGGTCTATCAACAGCAGATGACGGTTCTATAATAGTACATTATATTGATACTCCAACTCCAGAGCAGTATCTTCAAATAAATGCTATACTTAATAGCTTAGATTTACAGTTAGCCAAGTTCAATAAGCTAGAGGAACTTGAACAAGGTTGGAAAAACAGTATCGCAAGTGGGTGGGAAACTCCAGAAGGCTGGAAGTTGGGCTTAGACACACAAGATGTTACATTATTAACTGGAGCTTTTATATTAGCAAAAGAAGCTGCCGACGCTGGGCTTACTAATTCAACTAGTATTATTGATACCGCTGGCGAACCACATCAGCTAACCATTCAAGAACTAACTTCTTTAATGTTACAATACGGAAGTGCTAGAGCCACCCTTAGTGCTGAGTATGCTAATAAGAAACACGCCATACACAGCGCTACATCTATTTCAGAATTGGAATCAATATAATGCCAGTATATGTTCCAGAAAGTGTTTTTGATAAATACTATGATGTAATAGACTCCACCTTTGATATTTTTGGAGTAACATGTCAATTAGTATCTATAAATAAAGTGGAAGAACTAGTTGTTGATCCAGACAATAATGTGCCAGAGAAAAATTCTATTAATGCCCACAGAGTACGAGGTGGTGATTATGAGCGTGGACATAAAATTGTAAAAGAAGTCGAAGTACTAAAAGATATTAAGCTAAAAGTATATTGGGATGCTAGACAGTGGATTGGCGTTGGCGGAAACATACAAGTGCCAGACGGTTCTATTCAAACGATAGGATTCATGAAAGATTTACCACTAGTACTTAATGCTAAATCACTAATAGTTCATAAAAATATTAAAGAGTATAAAGAGTTAAGATTTGAGAGAATGGGCGAGCATACACCTATGGGGTTAAGACAAGACAGATACTTTGCCTGTATGTGGAGAAGGGTGTAATGACACTTTCTATTAGACTTGTAGAAACAGAAAAGCAAATTACTAAAAATATTAATTTAGCAATAGCCGATGTATTAACCCAAAAAATAAGATCTCAACAAAATTGGATACTATCTGAATTAGTCAAAATTGTACCATCTTGGATTAAAGCTCAGCCAGAAATACAGTCTTTACAATCTTACAGTACTGGATCTTTAGTGGCTTTATTTGGAATTCCTGGAGATACTAATTCAATAATAGAATCGATATGTGCCTCAGTCGCAAATTCTATTAGTTTAAAATTTACTCCATTTAAAGCAAATCTAACTGGCGGATTAGAAATATACTTTCAACCATCTAATTTTGCTAATTTATTGGCTTTACCAGAGGGCCATGTGAACATTAATAATGGAGATTTACACTGGCTAGATTGGCTATTAACGAAGGGCGACACTATTATCGTGGCTAATTATAGTTACAATCCTCAAACTGGACTTGGACGATCTAATTTGGGAAACATGTTACCCGGTGGAGCTTTTAGAATTCCACCCCAATTCTCTGGTACAAATACTGACAACTTTATTACTAGAGCGTTAATTGGTTCAACTCAAGAAACGGCCATAACCTCAATTATAAAGAGAGCTTTAGCTTAATGGACCACCTAAACTTAAAAGGATTTGATAATGTATTTTCTACAACTCTAAATAATGAGTTGCAAGATAATATTATTGAATTTTTAGATTGGGCCTTGTTACAAAAGGGAAATTACCAAAATGTTTCTCTGGGAGAGGCTTCTTTAAGGGGTGGAGATTATAGTAGATTAAAATTATCTTCTAATAAAAACTTTCCTAGCGGATTAGCCTGGGAAGGATTTAGAAAAAACTGGGTCTGGCAAAGTGGGGTATCTTTTAATCCGCCACCAATTGTTGGGAATAATCATAGCCACCCTGGAATTTCTGGAGTTTATGTAAATAATACCTTTGTCCCATCTTCCGCTAGTGGTCAATATTCTCACAAAGTAGACTATTTTAACGGGCGTGTCTTATTTAATAACCCAATTCCCACTGGATCAATTGTTAAAGCTGAATATAGCTATAAATATATTAATATATTATATGCTAATAGTTTACCCTGGATAAAAGAAATACAATACAGAACATTAGACGCCCCATCTAACTTTAATACTAATAATAAGAATGAATATGCTCTATCAGCAGAAAGCAGGGTTCAATTACCAGCTATAGCTGTAGAAATAGTTCCCAGAAGGACTGTTCGTGGATATCAGCTTGGTGGAGGTCAAACGGTAGAAACCGACGTTATATTTCACTGCTTAGCTGAAGACGAATTCACTAGGAATAAGTTAGTAGATATTATATCACTACAAAACGAAAAAACAATACATATGTTTAATAGTAACGCCATAGCGGATTCCGGGGCGTTTCCTATGGACAATATGGGAGTGCCGGTTTCTGGAGCTTTAAGATATCCAGAGCTAATCGATCTATTTTATAGAGGAAAACTGAGATTTAAAAATTCTACAGTTCAAAATATGGATTTAATTAACAGCAATTTTTATGCTGGTATAGTGAGATTGACGGCTGAAACGATTGAGGTCACTATATAAATTTCGTGTATATCTAAATAGAGTTTTTCCACTTAATTAGGAGAGAATTATAATGGCAAATAATAGAATATTTTATGCCTGCCAAGCCGTAGCCATTGCTCCATGCCCAGACGCAAGCAATTTCACAGAGCTTCACGGCGTTCAGAGCGTTGGCATTAATACATCTTTCAACCTAGAACAAATTTTCGAACTCGGTCAGATTTCTATCTATGAAAATATCGAAGGTCTTCCCGACGTAGAGCTAACAATAGAAAAGGTTCTTGACGGCTATCCATTAGCATACCGTTTATCTACACAAAATGTAAACGGTTCTAATCCAGGCGATAAGCTCGTAGAAAGAACAAAGAATAGATGTTCTGCTGTTTTAGCTATCTATCCAGACGATAAAGACATTGTTAGTGGCACTCCACAGCAACAGGTTTACATGTCTGGCATGTATGTTAATGCCATTTCATACACCTTGCCCGTAGAAGGCAATTGCACAGAATCTGTAACGCTTGTGGGCAATCATAAGCAGTGGAATTTATCTAATAAGTTTACATCGTCTTTAGCTTTTCCAAAGTTTGCTACTAGCGGAAACGTTGACGTTCCTAAGAATCTTCAGTCTGGATATGTTGCGGGTGGTGTTCAAAGAAGAGAAAATGTTGTTATGGCATCTTCTATCGTACCAACAGCCGTTCTTAATAGCTATGGCTTAAGCGCGACTGCTACCACTGGTAATAATTGGGATTCAAGCGCCAAGGCTCCAAAAGCACATATTCAAAATATTAGCATTAGTACAGACCTTGGACGAGAAGACATTCTAGAACTAGGTCAGCGCGCCCCATACTATAGAGCGCCCAATTTCCCAGTAGAAGTAACGGCGGAATTCGAAGTTATTTCTATCTCTGGTGATTTTGTTTATGCTTATGAGAATGGTAATCCAGCCTATGTTGGAACAATAAATGAGGGCAGTAACACATCAGAAGAAACCATTAAGATTAGACTTACTGATGGCACGACTTTTGATTTAGGCTCTAAGAATAGACTATCATCTGTTACATACGGCGGTGGAGACGCTGGCGGTGGTAATGCTAGTATGACATTTAGCTACGTTACATATAACGATCTTGATGTTATTCCTCCACACGGTGGCGCTGGTGAATTAGCCAACGTATAATTCTGTTACAGTTTATTTAATTTTTAGGATTTACAAGGAAATAAAATATTAAGACTCCCGCCATGAGGTTTTTATGAAACAACATGAGCGGGAGTTTTTTATTGCAATGATAAGATCTGGAAAGGTACCAGTCAAAAAAAATAATATATCTCTTACAATATTGCCACTTACCACAGATCAGTCTTTAGAAGCTTGTTATATTTATAACGAAGCATATAATCAAGCATACATTGACGGAATGATGAGCGAAGAGGAAATGTTGGATTGGATGAGAGAAAATGGCTTATGGTTATACGACGATGATGCTAAAATAGAAGGATTAAAAAAGGACTTGGAAAAGCTCAAAATAGAAATCTACAATGCTAGAAATTCTCCCAAACTAAGGGAGCAAATAAGAATATACCTTAGAAGATGCGAAGAGTCTTTGGGTTCTATTCTGCATAAGAAAAACTCATATTATCAAAATACTATTGAGGGATATGCTTCTAACGAAAAGGTTTTATGGTCTATTAAAAACTCAACATTTTCTAATAATAAATCTTACAAGTTTAACGAATTATCATTACAATACGTGGTTGACGAATGGCAATCCTCACTATTGACAGATAAGCAGTCTAGAGAACTAGCAAGAAATGAGCCTTGGAAATCATTGTGGGTTACAAGAGAAAACGCAAGAATAAATCTATTTAATAATCCTAAAAATTCTGAGTTAACATTTAATCAAAAAAATATAATTATATGGTCACAGATGTATGACAACATACAAGAATCCATAGAGTGTCCAGCAAAAGATGTAATTGAAGATGACGATATGCTAGATGGATGGTTTATAATTCAAGCCAAAAAGCGCGAACAGGAAAAACTCGCACAGGAAACTGAATCGGCTACAAAGAATGATAAAATTAAAAACGCATCAGAGGTATTTGTTGTCACTGGCGATAAACAGGGCGCTGAGCGTATAGACTCAATGAACAATAGTCATGCAATGTCTATCAAAAAACAAAGAGAAGCTATGATAAAACAAAAGGGATCAGTAAATCAGCACGACTTTATAGATGAGCGATTAAAACTACAAATGCAGCAGACTAATCAAATGAGAGGAAAACTTAAAGGAGGATAATAATGGACGATCTTAGGAAGCAACACGCTGAGTATAAAAAGCTTAGAGAAACAAAATACAAGGCTGATTCTAAAGATAGACTATCTAAAATTTTGAAGAAGAAAATTCAGACTACTATGATAGGCGCTCTTAGCACAATAGAGGAGAGCTTTGGATTTTTATGGTCAAGCCCAGATGGTAAATTGACCAAAGAACAAGAGGTTATGAAAAATCTTTATAATAAGGTTAGGTCAGACATTTTAGACAAGGGCAATAATCAAGCTCGTAATATTGATGCTGAATTAGCCCAGTATGAGGTAGAATGGTTAAGATATTCGATGAAAATGCCAGTAATTCAACAAAAACTAAATAAGGAGGACTAAAATATGTCTCAGGAAAAGGAAAAAATAGTAGAAGTTAATGTGGGCGGCGAAAAAACTAAGATCGTTATTAAAAAGCCCAACAACGTAATTTTATCTCAGGCCCAAAGGGTTGGAGCTAAAACTTGGACAGATTGTGTCAGAGATGGCATCATGACCAAGAAGGAGCTTGAAAAGTTCATGAAAGAACAGGGCATTTGGGATGACGGTAAGGACGAAGAACAGCGTAAGATTGTTCAAGAAATTAGCGATTTAGAAAAGAAGTTGTACGTTGGTGGTACTCACAAGAATAGTAAGATGAGAGCTACAGAGGGCAAGGATATTGCTATTCAGATGAGAATCAAGAGAAATGAGCTTCGCGACCTAATAGCTGAGAAAATGTCACTAGAGCAAAATACAGCCGAATCTATATCGGATAACTCTAGATTTGATTACCTAGTTTCCGCTTGTACTTATTATGAAAATGGTAATAAGGTGTATTCTAATTTAGACGAATACAAGGAAAATGCTGATAGCGAAATTGGCTTCGCTGCCGCTACTAATCTAGCTTCAATGCTATATGCCGTAGACAAGGATTTTGAGGCCAAGCTACCAGAAAATAAATTCCTTAAAATGTTCCACTTTGTTGACGATAACCTTAGTTTAGTAAATGACAGGGGTGAAACCGTAGACACTGAGGGGCGAAGAATAGACAGAAATGGCTTTTATCTTAACGATGAGGGCAAAAGGGTAGACAAAGACGGCAATATTCTAGACGAATTTGGCAATTATGTGCCAACCGTTACTTATATTGACGAAAAGGGTAAGAAAATAGATATTAGTACTACATCTACCAGCGACGGACAGTAATTTGGATAGTGCGCGTATCAGTAAAGGAAAAATATGTCCAGATTTGTACTGACCGCACAATTACAATTACAAGCACCCAATAATGTAGCACAAGTTGTTCGCCAAATACAGAGCCAGTTAAATAACGTCACCGTTAATGTACAGGTTCAAGGCGCGCAGCAAGCTCAAAGACAAATACAGCAAATAACTCAGAACACCAATAACGCCACAACTGCGGCGGAAAGGATGGGACGAGCATTTGCTGTATCTGTTCGTCGTTTTGCAGCTTTCTCTATTGCCACAAGGGCTGTTGGTTTATTTACCAGCACTCTTGGTGACGCTGTACAAACAGCTATTGATTTTGAAAGACAATTAGTTAAAATTTCTCAGGTTACTGGCGAAAGTCTCAGTAAGCTTAGTAAATTAACTAGTACTATTACTGACTTATCAACCGGCCTTGGTGTATCTTCTCAGTCATTATTAGAAGTGTCTACCATCCTATTACAGGCTGGTTTAAATTCTAAAGATACTGAAGTAGCACTTAAATCATTGGCAAGGGCAGCTTTAGCTCCTAACTTTGATAGTATTACTGAAACGGCGGAAGGCGCTATTGCCATTCTAGCACAGTTCCAAGAGGGAGTTGGATCATTAGAAAAGCAGCTTGGGTCTATTAATGCTGTTGCTGGCGCGTTCGCAGTAGAAGCTGGAGACTTAATTGACGTTATTCGTAGAACGGGCGGTGTGTTTAAGGCATCTGGTGGAGATCTAAATGAATTACTAGCATTATTTACTTCAGTAAGAGCAACGACGCGAGAAAGTGCTGAAAGTATTGGTACTGGCTTGCGTACTATTTTCACACGTATTCAGCGACCACAAACTATTGAATTCTTAAAACAGTTTGGTGTTGAGCTTGTAGACTTAGAAGGCAAGTTCGTTGGCCCATTTGAAGCTGTGAAAAGATTGAGTGGCGCATTAGCCGGTCTTGGCGAGGGTGATTTAACATTTATTAGAGTAGCAGAAGAACTTGGTGGGTTCCGACAGATTGGTAAAGTATTACCATTACTACAACAATTTTCAGTAGCACAATCCGCGCTTAATGTTGCACAAAAATCTGGAAACAGTTTAGCTCAAGACGCTGCCACTGCGCAACAAGCTTTAGCCATTAGAATAACTAAGGTTAAAGAAGAATTTCTTGCGTTAGTTCGTAGCATTACAGAAACCGCCACATTCCAGATTATGGCTAATACCGCCCTATCTTTAGCCACATCTTTAATCAAGCTCGCTGATTCTATTAAGCCACTACTTCCATTATTAGGAGCTTTAGCTGCTATTAGAATAGCTAGAGGTCTTGGTTCTTTTCTTGGCGGGATTGGTGGAGGTTTAGCTTCCGCTAGAACCTTCAACAAGGGTGGCAAAGTTCACCATTTTGCTAGGGGTGGCATGGTTCCCGGAACTGGTAATAGAGATACTGTTCCTGCCATGTTAAGTCCTGGAGAATTCGTTATACGAAAGAGTAGTGTTCAAAAGTTGGGTGCTGCTAATTTGGCGGCGATGAATGAGAATAGATATGAAGACGGCGGGCCAATGACTATGGCTCAAAAATTGGCAAGAGCTAGAGGCGCACAGAAAATACAAAAAACAGAAAGCCAAACTAAGAAAAAGAAATTTACATCTGGAAGAGATAAAGATGAATTAATGTTTTCAGTAGATCCCGGAAATATTGGAGCTTTCTTTATGAACAAAGAAGGAACTCCAGACGGATTAAAACCATTTAAACAAAAAACATTTGATATAACAAATCCTAAATTATTGTCATTAAATGGAGTAAATCCTTATAAAAATAAGGGCGATAAAATGGCTGGCAAGCCAGACACATTTTCTGCCAAGGGTATTCTTCAAGCTGGACAAATACAGACATTTTATCCTTCTATTGGCGATATACAGTCTGGATCTTTGAGTCAAATTATTCAAAGCAATGTAAAAAATAAATTATCAGAAGCAGTAATGTCTGTTGCTAACGAGGTATCTTCTAAAAAGTTATTAGATATTCCACCTATTGACAGTAATGATGCTTTGCTTTCGTCTGCCGCCAAGCGTATTCAATCTGACGCTGGAGCTATTAGAACAACGTCTGGATATCTATACGAAGGAGTTATAGACGCTTTAACTGGCGCAAAGCCTGCTTCTGGCAATGCCGTTTTTGATTTCCCATCCTCATCTTTACAGGGTAGTAGAAAAAGATTAGCAGCTTTATTTGGAAATGAAACCGGCATTTCTAAACTAAAACAAGCTGATGCAAAGGCGTCTTATTCTAGTAAAATCATAGATGGAGATGCTGGAAGCGGTAGCATTTCTAGTAAAATAATTAATTCTATTAATAATGGCGTATTATCTGGCATAAAAATTCAAAAGAAACATTTTGGTGGTTTAATACAAAAATTTGCAACCGGTGGCGAAGTTGGTGGACCAGAACTATTTACTGTTGGGTCTTTGCGATATAGCATAGATGATATGAAAGCTGCCGCAAAGCGTAAGGGCATAACTTTAGACAAGTTAAAGGAGTTAATGCAAGAAAGAAAAATAAATCCCAGAACTGGCGCTGAGAGCTTAGCGTTAGAATATTATGATCTTGAAAAACAGTTTGGTTTACTTTCATATAGACCACCAGACTCTGCTCTTTATCAAAAAACTATGGCGGCAAAACTTGAAAAGCAAGACCGCATAGAAACTTTTAGGCAAAAGCAGGGTTTAGCGACTAGAGAGTATGAGGGTGGCAGCGAAAGGCAAAAGGGCTTCTTAGCCGCAAGACAGAGAAGGCGAGGCTTTGCCACTGGTGGCGGCGTTGGTACAGATACTGTTCCAGCACTACTAACTCCTGGTGAATTTGTTATTAATCGTGCATCTGCGCAGAATATTGGGTACGGTGCGTTAAATCGTATGAATAAGGTTGGTAGATATGCAAAGGGTGGAGTTGTTCAAAGATTTGCCACGGGTACTGCCGGAACTGGAGTAAAACCATCTTTTGATCGCGTTGGATCTCAAGCGTTTGGTATCAATCCTAGAATTTTTGGTATTTTAGAAAAAACAGTATTTTCAGTATCAGATCTAATAAGAGGTCTTGGGTCAGAAACCGCTAAAACAAGGTTAGCATTTGCCAACATACAAACGGTTGTTCCCGCTCTTGTAGATTCTGTTAGAGCTAATGCTATAGCAAACAATAGAACGCAAACTGCTCAAGAAAAAATAGCTCTAAAATATTCTGAATATATTAGCTCTTTACAAAGACAAGGAAAGTCAGACGCAGAAATTCAAGCTGCTATGGCTCGTTATATTAAAGCTCTTGATAATGATACTAAAGCAAAAAATTCTTCTGCATCTTCTTCAAAAACATCTACAAGTAGTAGACCAGCTACTGCACCAACTAGCCCCACTGGACCGTCTAATCCGTGGTCTACAGTGGGTGGAACGGTTGGTGCTAGATCTGGCGGAACTGGCGGCGGCGTGGGCGGATCGGCTGGCGTAAATAATAGTCGTGGATCGGGAGGGATGATATCAGATAATAAAATGTTTGCTGCATCTATGGCAACAAGCTTGCTTCAAGGATTTTTACCAGCAGTTGATGAAAGCAGTGGCGCTCTGACAAAATTAAGCCATTCTTTGCTTGGTTGTGTAACAACTGTTTTTGCGACAATGACTGCGCTAGAAGCCTTTGGTGTTAGCATGAAAAAACAAGCCTTAATGAACTTCTTTAGCGGTGGAGGAATTGGAAATGGTGGAAAACAAGCTGTTTTCAATACTGTCAGAGGAGTTGGTGGCAGTAAAGATTTAGCTGGATTATTAACTGGTACAGCTAATGGGCTTGCAAAGCTCGCTGGCCCCTTGCTTGCAGTTGTTGGTGGAGCGGCACTAGCACAAGCCGCCTTTAATGCTATAGCCGAAAGTATTTATAATTTTGAAGGAAGACTTAATAAAGCAATAAAATCCGGCAATGTTGAAGAAGCTAAGTCTGTAGCTTTAGAAAAAAGTAATTTTCAGCGCGGAGCGGGGTCTGCTGGTGGAGTAGTAGCAGCTACTGCTGCTGGCGCTGCAATTGGAAGTTTTATTCCTGTCGTTGGCACCGCTGTGGGAGCTTTAGTTGGTTTGGGTACTGGCTTAGTTGGAGTAGCATCAAATTTTGAAACAACAACAAAAAGTGCTGTTGACTTGGCGGCTGCGCAAGCTGGAGCAATAAGTACGCAGAAATCTCTTGATCAAGCTCAAAAAACAGCAACCACGGCGATGCAGGATTTTGAGAGAGGAACTATAACCGCATCAGAAGCATTAGCTAGAATTAGAACCTCTACTGAATCCGCCACAATACAACAAAATAGAGCTTTAGACTTTGCTCAATCTAATACAGAAAATAGGCAATATGATAAAAATGGAAATAGAACTTGGGGAGGATATTTCCGAGACGTTAGAGCTACAGCCACTTTTGGGTATGTTGATTCTGCACAAGAAAGAGACGATAAACTTGGTGAACAAAGCGCAGAGATGATTAGAAAGAGCAATGAGGGTCAAGCTAGAGCTTTTGAATTACAGTCTCCAGCCAGACAAGCAGCTATACGTTCTGGTTTGGCGAGAGGTCAAGATCCAGAACGGGTGAGAAGAGAAGCCCTAGGAATTGGTACTAGAGATGATAAATTACAAAGATTACGAGATTTAAGTGACAAAGCAACTAATTTAGCTAAGGCTGGTGACGCTGAGGGTGCAGCAGCAGCGCAAGAAGCATTTATTCAACTTAAGGGACAAGTAGATCAAATTAACTCTGAATTACTTAATCTTGAAAAAGAAGTTGCTAGAGCTAAAGCATCATTTGAGGCAATGAATTTAGGTTTACGTGGAGCGGAAGCAACATCCACAGCTATGTCAGCGAGCATGGCGAGGTTTGCTTCTAGTTTTGAGGCTGGTTCTTCAGCGTTTGTTTCCGACGCAGAGTTTTTAAGAGAAGCTGTTAGCAGTGCCGCTCAAGCTATGGATCCTACAGACATTAAAAATGCAGTATCTAATGTTGCGCAAAATTTAGAAAAATTAGGAGTTTCTCCAGCGTTTGTGTCTAAGTTTGAAAATAATACCAACGCTTTCGTTGCTGCTCAGCAAAAATATTCTCAAGCATTTGAAAATGTTAGACAAAGAATAGGAGACAAAGCTTTTAAAGGATTAAATGCTGAAGATTTTAGAAAGGAGCTAGCTACAGAACTTTCTAATCTAGTTGGTGGTCCAGCAAAGGAAAATCTTAAGAAAGCTATAGAGGGTATTAATCTTACAGATGACGAAATTGATCAAATAATCGGTGGAAATTATGAAGTATTTGGCAATAAATTAGGAGAAGCTCAACAAAAACAAATTGAAAGCATAATTAAAATTGCTCAAGAAAGACAAAAGGCCGAACAGGTAATTATTCAATTAACTCAAAAGAGAATAGAAGCAGAAAGAAAGTTAGTTGAAGCACAACAAGAAGCATTAGATTTATACCTAGAGGGACGAGAAGTACAAGCTGGTGCTGGCGGCATGGCCGTTACCGGAGCGGAAAGAAGAGGGGTCATTCTTGGAAAAGCTAATGTTGAGGGCGACCGTCTAGGTCTAAGTGGTTTCAGAAGTGGTAGCGCAGAAGAACTTAGACGCAGAAATATAGAACTCAGGGCTGGCGCAGCTACTTATGAGGAAAGAGCAAGAACAGAGGGCGGATTGCAAGGAGCTTCTGGCGTTGAAGCTTCTGAACAACAAAGAGATTTACAAAAAGCTTATAGAACACAAATAGATACTATCAGATCATTAATTAAGCTAGAACAAGATGAGCTTAAGATTATTCAAGAAAAGAATAAATTAGAAAAGCAGTCAATGGAATCGTTGATTTCTGGCGATATAGAAAAGTTCTTTGAACAACAAGCAGCAGTTGGTGCTACGGCTGCTATTGCAACTGGAAATGAAAGTTTAATCAATCAATTTGGAGCCTCTGCTTTAGCGTCAGCTTTCCAAGATATTCAAAGACAAATGGAGGCTGGTGTTCAGTCTCTATATGGAGTACAATTATCTGGCGCTGGTGGTCTTGGAGAAATGGCTGCTCAATCTGCTTTAGCTGCGAGAGGAATTCAAAGCCCATTCGCCGCTCAGTCTCTAGCTGGAACAACACCGGAAGAAGAAGGAAAGAGAGCAAGAATACGAGAACTTGGTGGAGTTTTAAGTGAAACTGGACAGGTTGGCATAGATATGGCACAAATGGAGTTAAATACAGCCGAGATTATTGTATCTCAAGCTAATATTAAGCTAGAAGAAATTATACAACGCGGAAATGAGGCCGCATCTGGATTTGCTCGCGGAGGAATGGTTTATGCTAGTAGAGGCATGTTTGTTCCACGCGGAACAGATACTGTTCCAGCAATGTTAACTCCTGGAGAGTTTGTTGTAAATAGAAGGGCTACGCAGAATAATCTACAACTACTAAAAGCTATAAATAGTGGAAATCATGTTTCTGGTAGCGGCACCGCATATGCTAATCGTGGCGGCAAGATTCGCGGTGGAACACAGTATCTATCAGATGGTGGACTTGTTGGCAAGTTAATGTCCATGTTAACCGGAATGCAACCAGTGAATCTTGATCCACAGGTGGTCAGCAATCTTGCTAGTGCATTAAATACATTTAATAAAGATCTATCTGCTAATATTACAAACTTACAAAATACTAAATTCCAGATTAAACTAGAGACAGCTAATATTAATGTTAACTTCCAAGGAGCTTCATTCTTGTCTACGCTTAAAGATCAAATACAGAAAGAACTCTTTGATCAACTAGCTAAAGAATTAGGAAATTATAGAGTTGGTCCCGGTGGTAACATTGTGAAATCACAAACAGTTCTTGGTAAGTAAATTATGTCTACTGTATGTCTATCATTTGCTAAAAATCAGACCACAAAACTAAGTCAGTCTAGCTCTATCAAAGCTATGATGAATGTTTCTTGCTCTATTCCTAGTAGACTAATCGGCCTATCCTCTATTAAGCCTAATAATTCTTCTGATGTTCCAAGATTTGCCAAAATTTCTGCGCAAGGAACTGTTAAGGCATTTCATAATGCTTCTATGAATTTAAGAGAACTTATAACAAAACCAGAAACTAATATAAAAGCAAATTTTAGACTATCTCATAATGCGATAACAAAGCTATCTGGTAATCCAATATTCAAAATAAACTCTGTTGACAAATTTTATGCATCTAAATCTATAGATACTTCTAAGTATAATCAAAAACTTTATCCAATTAAAGACATCACAATAGAGCAGAATAATAGTTTCTTTATCAACAAAGACCTCAATACAAATAATTTATATTCTTATGTTGATGAGGGTGTTTTTACCGGTGATTATATAAGACATGGATCTTCTGGTAGCCGTATAATATCAGATGACCATTCTAGCTATATACAGCCATCATCCGTGTTTACAAAGGGCAAGTTTAGATATAAGTGTGAAATAACTCCACCAGTAGCCGACATCAAAGATAGCGTTTTGGTATTAAGGGCGTTTGCTCCACTGTCTGATTTTTCTTCTGACATTCCGCCACAGTATTCGATATCTAATATATCTTTACAAGACCCATCTGGCAATTTAATTTCTCAATATAAAGACATTACGTTAAGGGGTGATGGTAAGTTTGCAACATATATCACTCATGCAGAAGTTAACCCTGCTTCTGGTTACTCTTGGTATAGTGGATATCCCATTTTTGGTTTGCCTAGCGGGTATACCTTAAACTTAGATTTTGACATAGACTGTCTTGATGATCCATTCTCAGAAGGATTTAGTAAAGGCTATGAAGACACTTGTAAGGTAGAGGTTTTACAAACATCTGGATATATTAATGATTATTTATCATACGCAGGTTCTCCACTATCAACACAAAATCAAGGTTTTAATTTAAATCCTAATAATAGTATAAGAATATCAGCTATTGAAATTTGTGGTAGTGGAAGCGTTGGAGTGATAAGGGATAATTATCTATCATTCCACTCAGAAGTAAAACCAACTGGCCAAAGAACTGTTCGAAATATTTATCCGTCAGAAATATTAGCTAGTGGATTTGATTTAGGAATTTTTCCCAGCGGCCTTAGTTCATGGAGAACACTAGTTGGGAATACTAGTATCTATGCTTATAACGACTACGCTTCTGGTATAAAATATCTATCTTCTAAGCTACAAGATGATGCCCCATATAATTTTATTACTTTATATGATAATTCTTCTCCCATAGATAGCGGTCGCCTAACACTAAAATTTAGTCACAGACCGCCACAGTCAGTTGTTTCTTATTCTGATGGCGCATTCTCATTTGGTGGAGACAATAATGCATTTGATACTGCTGAATTACAATATGTATCAGAAACAGACAATTATTTCACTGTTGATCAAATAGAACTGAGGGTAGTGGCAAAGAAAGTCGCTGGCTCAAATAGTTATCCATTAGACGTTATTGGTTATAGTGATGACGGTTTATTAAACGTTACGTCGCGCAAGAACTCATTTTTACAAAACGTTGCTAGTAATAACAACCATTTTGCTGGCAATATAGCTACTATATCTGGCCTTAATAACATTGATGATCTTGGCATATCTACCAATCCATTGTCAACCAAGAATCAATATTTTCAAGAAAATGAAATTACAAATCCAGCCGGTGATCATTATATTATTAATAATGCTCCACTTGTAACCTCTACTTCGTTTCAAGAATATGTTATACCATTAGAAATTTACGAAGACCAAGTAAGTATTGGTAAATCTAGGGCGTATAATATTAGTCCTATGTTTGAAAATCTTTATATAGATCTTTATCCAATTCCAAGTGGAGCTTCTATATCTACAGCATATTTAGTCGTAACATACAAGCCATCTAACGCTTTACAGCTACACACATTTGGTCAAGCGCAATCTAGTGAACTTGTATTAAGAAACTTAAAGCTATTGCCATCCAGTTCCTCTGGAACACAGATCATTCACAATATTAATAGTTCTAGCTTGGCACCACTACCACATGCCTATTCTTATTCTAGCGGAGTGACTACTAATTATTCTAATAGATGGAAGGGCGTAGATGGTAACGTTGTTTGGGGTCCATTTAATCCAGATCAATTTTCTGCCGACTTTTACAATCCACCATCAGATAATCCATTTACTTACGGTTATTATAACTTTAATCATATTGAAGAAATATTTAATCTACTATATCCAAGCGGTTTAGTACATTTAATATCTAGAGAATCTATACCCAATACACCCTCTTCTAATTCTACAAATACTCTAGTGTGGCTTGGTGGCATTACTGCTAAAATTCAAGATCAGAATATAGGATATAGACTAAATAATTCATCAATTTTCTCAGAACCAACACCAAATAAAACTATAGATTGGACAAAAACTAATAGTCAACAAAATATTAATATTACTATTAACGATAGTTTTGATCGATTTGTCAATGTGGGTAGATTTGGCAATTTACCAAGATTAACAGACAACTCTACGCCATTTAATTATAAGAATGGATTTGCATGTTATATTAGATTTACTCCATCAAATCAAGCCATTAGTAATAGTTATGATTTATTTAATTCTGGCGTTATCGCTACTTTTGGTAATATATCTGGAGACACCACTAATAATCTAACTATTAAATATGGCAATGGCTACTTAAATGTAACATGTAAAGACACAAATGATAATTATATCTCTATAAGTGATACTGCTCACTATAGCGAATATACATATCCACTTTCTTTATTAATTACATATAATGATAATAATTCTAAAAAATTACGTATCTATACAGATAATGAGTCTATAGATAATTTTACTATATTAAGAGCAGAATCTAGCGAATTCAACATTGAGCAAATTGGATCTGGAATAGTTATTGGCCGTATTAACAATAACGATGTGAATTTGCCAATATTCTTATCTGAATTAGGGTTATCTGATGGATCTAATTTTGGATGTAATATTGTTTCTAATAATCCTATAAAATCTAATAAACAAATTTCTGTTTCATCATTTTTTGATAGCATCAGATCTCAATCAAATAATAGATATAAATTATATGATTTTATTGATGACGATACAGATAAGTGGCTTTTAGGAGATTACAACTATGGACATTTCTCAGCAGACTTTTTTAGGATGACAAAGAGAGATGGAGATGATTATATTGTTCATAATCTTAATCATAGTGGTAGCGGATATTTGCAGATAAGTAATCTATTACCAACCCCTTCGTCTATTAACCTAGATGGCGTTTCATATCACACACAGATAGAAAATGACTTTGTAAGATTCAGTCTGTCCAATGTTGACAATAATTTTATGTTTGCAAATTCAAGAGTAAGCAAAGCTTTACCAAGAGATTACAACTTTGCTGAAAGAGCCATTTGTGTAGAAACAATAATTGAACATCAAACTCTTAATAATTTAATTTGGAAAGATGGCGAGATTGGCCCCAAGTTTATTGTAAGCTTATACACAACAAAGAAAGATGATAGTAACCGACCCAGCACTAAGAACTTGGGTCTTATTAATAGGTCTACGTATTACATTAGATCTTCTGGCAATATACATAAATTAATCAGTACGTTTAATCATAAAGACATATTAGACAGGTCAGAAAAATGGTCTAATTTTAATAATGATCAACTCATATCAGAATTTGATCATAAGTATTATTCTTATGATATAAATGATATGTTTTTACAGTATGACATTGTTTATCCTTCTGGAAGCCCGTTTGAATCTTCTATCAAGATACACGCCGCGAACGTTAAGTTACAAGACGCTATTTTGAAAAAAGAAGATAGCAATTCTATACTCAACTTAGTATCTAGCGGTGAGAAAAAAGCTCTCAATACCATTAACTTACATACCGCTGGATTATCTCCCTTATATGCTTCATTAAACCTTTCGACTGATGGCAAGCCTATTGATACTCACAATGTCGCCGTCAATATGTTTACCACTAGTGCGTATAACAGAAATGCTAATTTAGGGTTATCTTGCTTAAATATTGGCAGAATTTCTTCATTTACTAATAATAATTTTGGATCAATATCTCCAAATGATGAATCTTTTGTACCAGAACTAGGATTGTTCCTAATAGCTAATGAGAAATTTGATTATCAAATTCTACCATTAAATACTCATGTTCAAGAAAGCTATCCATCTCAATCACAACAAATTGGTCTTTTTGCAAGTAACAAAGTAGCAGAAACGATATTAAATAGTGTAAATATATTTGTGAACTCTAGAAGTCCAGTGGAAGATAACTATCCATTGGCTACTATGAATTTAGTAATAGACGGATTAAAAGATATTGTTTCTTTCGGTAATGATTTTAACCTATATTTACAATGTGTAGGATCATACGAATCTATTGAAAGTTCGGTTGGACTATTTACTATAAACTATCCAGCTTTTAATCAACAAATTAATCAACAAGGCGTTATTATGTGGACTTCTGATAATGTTGGTAAATCTATTACAAGCCTTGATAATGATAAAGCTTTCTTAGAGGCAAATGACGAAATTAGGGGTGTGGATATCATTTGTTATGGAGACTGTCAATGACTAAAAAATGCTCTGAAACGCCTGTGGTTTTACACGATTTAAAATGGGCCGCTCCCAGCGAGTGCGTTGATGGTGGTATTCTAAGAGCTAAAAATACTTACACCAATCTTGAATCTAGTGGATTTAATACTCCAGTTGGATATAGCGGAAATTTTTATGGCATTAGAAAGTATGATGGGTTAATACCAAATGCTCCATATTCTATAGTAATTGAAGGCAAAACTGGTAGCGGTGGAGCTATCAACACCCCGCTAGAGTTTACAGAAGTAGAGTATGGCTCTAATGATTTTGTAAATTACTCTGGACATACTCTTCCGCACAATTCTCAAAAATATGGCAAAGCTGTCAGTGTAAAGAAAAATTATTTAGCTGCTGGTTCTCCATTTGATACTATTACCTATTCAGAACTTGACGCTTCTGGTAATACGGTAACTTTTAATTTAGAGAAAACGGGATCAGTACACGTTTATCGCAGAGAAGATAGACCTTCTGGATATAGTTGGCCAGAAGAAAAACATAAGTCTCCTTGGCTTCTTGATGAAATTATTACTCTTCCATCCGGTTTTATTAAAGATTACTACAATGTAAGATATACAAATAAAATAGGCGGCATTGACATGCCTCTACCAGTAGAAGAAAGATTATGGATGGTGGGTCAAGAGGGAAGAGAGTTTGGTCACTCTTTGGATCTAGCCGTAACATCAAGTGGCGATCCGTCAATAGGAGAAAGTGACAGAAAAATATTAGTAGTTGGGGCACCTAGCGCACAATGGAAGCACAGAAGCTTTGAAGAACTATCATCTTCTGGCGTCCAAATAGGATTAATGATATTTACTGACGAGTTTACTCCAATTATTTACAAAAAAAATAGATATAATACATTTGATAGAATAGAGCATTACGAGATACAGAGAGCTATACAGAATAAAGATTTAATCTTTCAATATTTTTCAGATCCCCCTGTAAAATTTGATGTTAAACTTATTATATGTGAACCAATTGCTGATTATTCCAATAGACAATTAGAAGATTTCCCAGAGCCAAAGCCAAACTATATTGTAAAAAAGAGAATAGCTAGAAATCAAGGTATACTCAGCGAAGAAAGAACAAACTTAATATTTAATGACATTAAGAGCGCTTTTCACGAAGCTTATCCATATGATGAATCAAAACTAAATAATAATATACCAGTTATTCTTGGTATATATGTTGATGATAGCGCATCTTTAGGCAAAGAAGCTGTTTCTCCAGCACTAAATCGTTTTATTTCTTATTTTGGAGAATATAGCTTTGCCAGCGGATTAAAAGATTTTTATGGAGTTCCATCTTCTGGGCAATGTGTAGAATTTGCTTCTGACGATAGCGAAGATTGGATAGATAACAGTAAGAAAATTTTAGATTATGTTCTAGACACAGGAAGACTAGTAAAAGAAAATCAAGTTAGATTTTTTACTTCCGGTGTCGGACCAGAAGCATTCAATTCTAACCTTTCTCAGTTTAATTATCCTCCACCAAGCGGTGGCAGCGTGTTTATTTTTGAAAAAGAGAGCGGATATTGGAATTGTATTCAAGAAATACAATCACCAAATATTATATACGATACTCCAGATAGATTTGGTCATGCTGTAGCGATTAGTGAAAACTCAGAAGTTATTGCTATTGGATCTCCATACATTAGCCAAGCATGTCAGATTTATGAATATAAAAAAGAAGAAAAAGATAGATTATATTCTTCTTTACATACTTGGCTTTATAATAAAAGCTCCCTTGTTGGTGGAAATAATTTAAGATATACATCTTTGATATCTTCTTTGCAAGAGTGGTTAAATACTATGAATATAGTATCTGCTAATAAGATGCTATATTGTTCATTAACATCGACTGAAAAATTAGAAGCTAGAAAATTTCTTAGCATATCAGAATATCAATTATCAAATATTTATAATGGACAATCAATTATATTAACATTGCCAGAAAATAGAGAGCAAAAAGATGCTGACGATTGGGAATTTATTATAGATAACTTTGCCCCAACCCCAAGGTGCGGATACAGCGTTGCCGTTAGTGAAGACGGTAGACTTGTAGCGGTGGGTTCCCCAACTGACAGTTTTAATAAAGGTGGAGATGCTAGAGTTTATTATCAGAACGATGGATATAGAGGACCGTTACTATCTACAACTTCAATAACTCCTTCTTGGGATGCTACTGTAAATGCTGGATCAGTAACACTATTAGAGTCTAGAAAATATTATCCACACAACTCTGTTGTTGAATTTGGTAAATTTGGAAATTTGCAAGAAGACATAGGCGATCCTATAGATTCTGGACATTTTGGATATTTATCTAATATATTTAGAGATAAAAACTTTAGAAAAACAGATTTTTCTGAGGTTAAGATACCAGAGGATGCTGGCTTGGCTTTCATAATAACTCCAGCAGTGGACGCCCTTAGTGAAGAAGTTTTAGAAAATATTTCATCTTGGTTAGCTTTGGGTGATAGGAACTTGGTCTTGGTTGGAAATGATCCTTCTTGGGAACAAAATGGAGCCTATGCAGATTCTAATAAAATTATTAATAAAATATTATTACATATAAAATCTAGAATGACTTTGGTTCCAGCTAGAAATTATGCTGAAGCATTGATGATGCCTTCTGGGTGTGGCAAGGTCATTCCATCATTTATTCCAACCAATGCAACTCATAGTTATATAATACCTCAAAATCTTAATGCTTATGGGGTTGCGGATATTAGAATGAATCTTGAAGATCCAGAGTTTGAACTATATATGCCTTGTAATGATTCTAATCAAGATTCTTTTAATAAAACTATATCAATGTATATGGACCCAACACCAGCTAATACTAAATGTGAATTACCACTTAAACACATTGGAGATTTAAGAGCGCAATGGAATCATAAATGTTTAAACGATCAATTAAAAACCATATTTATTCCAGTTAATTGGCCAACACTGTTTAAAACTTATGACGCTTCCTCTTGTGCATTGAATGGTCCACCAATTTATAAAGATTTACCAAATCAAGAACCGGTTCCTTTATTAGCTGCGGCTTCTTTAGTAACTGAAACCATTACTATACCAGCAAAACCGGCAGTGTCTGGAAATATAGCAATATTTAGAGAAGAAATATCTACATCTATTACAGAAAGAGCCTTATTTGATGAGAATAATATTTCCTCTGATGTTAGCATAATATGGAACTCTGGAACTTCTAATTATACTAGTATTAATTATAATGCCAGTGCTAGCAATAGTACTCAGAAGTTTTATACTCCAGAATCTTTTGAAGATAGGCAAGCTTTATTGCAATCAAACGCTATATCGGAACAAGAAGTATTGAAAGGTAATGAATTAGTTTCAGAATTATCTTATTTTGCGGTAGAAGAAACATTTATAAATAATTCTAGAATTGTATGTATAGCATCTACCGATACTGAAAGCTCAAGCTCATTAATGTCTGGTTTTGGTGATAAAAATCTATACTTTTATATCAATCTTGTATCACAGCCTTTCAAGCGGGGCGAGTCTAGAATTGCTCAATTGGGCGGATGGACAGGTCATAGCAGTTTTATTTCTGCTAATCCTAATTCTATATTATATGAAGTATTTACTAATTCTAACAATAGCGTTGAACTAAATGTGCCAACAATATCTCCTAGTCATGACGTTTGCTGGATAGCAGACCCAATTCAATTACCAAGCCCTCAACAACTGCAAGAATTGTTGTCGTGGTTAAGGCTATCAAATAAAAAGTTAATTATTACTTATAGCAATAAATCAACCCAAGCAAGACTAGTGTCAGAATTATTATCAATTTTAAATAGTAAATTAGAACCATTATATTTATTTGCTGATGAAAAATTTGCTACAGCAGGAGTGCCAATGGGAGCATTAAGAGTAAATCCAAATACATACATAGCCAATGGACATGATAGAAAAAGTAAAATAGATTCTTTCTCTATAAGTAGTTTACAATTTATTCCAATTAAATTGATTAATGGGTTGTCGCCCCTCGCCCACTCTACACAAGAAATATATCAAACTAAACTTGATACGGCTGGTTACTGGAGATTTGATAGTGGAATAACCAAAGTCACTTTTCCATCAATCCCAAATTCTGGATATAGACTATTTTTTACAAATATATCAGAATCCCCAACAGAATTAGAGCCAATAAGAATCTATATAGATAATGTTACTCGCGCATACGGTCTACCAACATATGCCGGTTCAGATATGACTACGATAACTTTAGAAAACGGTTATTCTATGGAACGCATTGGTATTGATAGCTCATTAACCAGTGTAACCATTAACAAATCTTCTACTAAGCATTTTGATATACAGGCAACATCTGGTGAAATTTCTATTTATATATCTGCATATAATAATAGATTCCCTTTAATAACTAGCGACTTTATACCAAAAACCACTAGATTAATGGCTATATCCGGCGTATTAGCACCAATCATTAATACTAAAACGTCATCTTCTCAATCTTATAAAGTGTTTGATAGATTTGAACTTATAGAAATGTCTCCAGCGCAGCCAGAGTTTTCTTTTACTAGTACAAGATTTGCGCATATTAGTAATAGAAATGATCAATATTGTAATGGCAACAAATGTTTTGAACAAAATTTAAATAATCAATGGATTGCCGATGGCCCAGTAGTTGTTGCTCAAGAAATAGAACATTTTTCTTCTTTCGATGTTGGTTATAATCGCTCTAGGATTACATTAATTTCAGATTCATCTTTGGTACAGGGTAAATGTATGGGAGATGAATTCTATAGAGCGTCTAGAGAATCTGTAACATTTTTGCGTAGCTTATATCCAGAAACATTTTTTGGAAACGCAAATAGAGGAAGATCATTTGACACTATAACTAAAATTGTTTCTCCAGAAAGAGGAAGTCCAGCAAAATATCTAACATTAGCTCCACATAATTCTGGAATTAACAAACTATTTAATGGTGGATACATGTCGGCAAGTTCTAGTTTAGGATTTTCTTCGTTTAATAATAATGAGTCTAGATATGATCCAGCATTTGTAAAAGATCCAATGACGCCATATGCTGAAATTCCAAAGATTGGAAATCCAGAAATTATAGAACAAATGAGAGCAGAAAAAAAGCGTCAAGAAATAGCTACATTTGTGGCAAAACAAAATTTAGCAGGATCTACCGCTAAGTTTAGCGGTATAATAGATGGTCAACTTTACTCTGATGCTAATTACAAAGGCGGCTTACCAAAGTTAATGAAGGATAAAGGATATGATTATCTAGATTTTGATAAATTTACTAATTTATATAAGGGAGATTTATTTGGATACGATATTAGTATTCATAAAAATAAAGTTGTAGTTGGATCGCCAGGATCAGCATTTAGTAATAACAGTATTGGTGATTGGGCTTATCATTCTGCTAACTCTGGACTAAAAGTTGGATATGATGGAGGCGCTGGGGCGGTATATATTTTTGAACAAACTTTTAAAGGCTCTGGATATCACGGATTAACCACTCCTTGGGAATGTATACAAAAACTAAGGCCAGATAGTTTACACGTAGGAGTAAGTGGATCAAGTTCAGATAGGTTTGGAATATCTTTAGATATATCTAGTGATATTATAGCCGTTGGCACACCAAATCATAATTTTAGTAATATTTATACTAATGGTTCTGGAGAATTTATTAGAAAATCATTTAATCCAGAATTTTATATACCATCTAGGATAGTAACAGAATTTTTAGAATCTGGAGTACAAGATAATGGCGCAGTATATTTATTTGAAAATAGCATTGTTGATTGGGCCACAAAAACCCAAAATTGGTCATTAGTAGAAAAATTGACTCCAGAAATGTTTGGTTTTACAGAAGATAGTGGTAGGTTTGGATGCGCTGTTAGTATAGATAGAAGTAATAGAACTGATGCTGATTATACGTTATGTGTTGGATCTTTAGTGAATAGCGGTGAAGTTTATACGGCTGATATTATGCTGCGTCAACAAACCCCTTCTATTCAAAGTCCAGACGCATTTATTCAAGCTAGAGTCTTTGGAGAAATAGATCAAAATTGGTATCCGAATGTATTTTTAGAAGTCACAAATGGGCAATCTAATAATAAATCATATTATGCTAGTGGAATAATCTATACAGATACAAGGGGTCAGATTTTCTTAGAGGCTTCTGGTCAAGACCCAGTAGCTAAAGGATTTATACAGCATAGGCCATTTATTAAGTCAGTTAACGGTCAGTATGCATATGGTACTCCAAATAGCGGTATTATGAGCCTGTATGTCCTATCTAATAATCCTCCAGAAGTAGAAAATATGAATATATTTACACAAGTAGATGATTCAGCAATTGTGTATAATAACATAGGAATGTTCACTGGAGCGGTCAAAGATATTGTATCCAGTAGTCCTTCTGGCCTGTATCTATATACAGATTGTCCAGATCCGATTACGGTTTCTAGTTCTGGTTTGAGTTTATTTACCGCCAGTGGGACAGGAAGTGAAAATCAGTCGCTTAACATGCGAATTAGAGGAAAATAATGATTATAGTATATGATAAAGCTGGCACAGCTAAAGTGATTAGGCCATGCCCATTAATGAATATAGATTGGAATTCTACTAATACTGCCACTGGAAATGCTGGTGGATCTTATACTATTACTCTTAATGGCTCCATTATAGCCGATGAGGGTTCTCCATATACTAATAGTCCTACCCTATCTAGTTCACCATCTTCGTTTGCTAACCAGTATGATCCTAGACCAAGTAGCCAGACTATTCCAGCAAGTGGTCGCCTTGGTAGCATTTTATCAAAACAAGTAGCTTTAAGAAGCTTGTTTGCAGACAGTTGCAACAGGGTAGAAGTTTCTTCTATTGATGGAAATGAGCCGGTAATTCAATTTTATCCAAAGCTAACGTCTATATCTTTTGAAGAAGGGGTATGGGTAGACACATGTAGGTATTCGATTACGTTAGAAACTGATTTCTTGCTCAATAAGGAAGATAAGATTATAGCTATGAATAGCTATGGTCAAGGAATTATTAATATTAATATAGAAGATACAAGCGGTGTATCTATACCAGATTATATAAATAAATATGGAGGTATTGTTTCTGATTTTTCTGAGAATTGGTCTTTAGAGCCACAAGATGGAAATGGTATTACTCCACCTTATAGCAATGGTGGAAACTCCGCGCCAAACGACGCTGTAACTAGAACATATAGATTAACTAGAAATTTATCTGCTACTGGTAAACGTATCTCTGATTGCCTTGCGCCAAATCAAGGTGGAGAAGCTTTTGCTCAAGCTAGGGGTTTTCTTAAAAAATATTTAGATAAATATAGCCATAATTATAATGGATATTTGCATGATGACAATGGAATAACTCGTCAACATTCCGATTTGCCATCTCAAAGCTGGACGGCTGGTCATTATTTTGGTAGTGGATTTATATATTTATCAGCACAAATGTATGGTGGTTTTAATCATTCTAGAAGCGAAAGCTTCGATGTGTCTACTGGTAGCTATAACATCGTTGATACTTGGTTGCTATCTAGCGGAACGGCTTATGAAAACTATTCATCTTCTATCGGTTCCTCGGCAGAAGATACTTTAACTACCATATCTGTCAACGGTACAGTTAAGGGCTTATCTAGTATGCCGCCAAGCGGATACATTTATGGTGGAGATTATAGGTCTACTGTTCATGTTACACCATATCAAAATGCAATTAATAAATATAACCTTATTAGCAACCAAGGAACGTTTGGGATAACATCTGATTTATACAAAAGAGCGAGAAAATTAGTCAACTTTGATATTAATCCAACGCCAAAATCAATATCTATTGGTCATAATGAATTTACTGGTGAAATTACTTATAATATAGATTTTGATAATAGACCGTTGATAGACAATGTTGGTGGATTAAAATCCAGTAGCATATCCATCAACGATACATATCCAGGAGATGTTTTTGCGACAATACCTGTAATTGGTAGGTCAAACGGTCCAGTTTTACAATATTTAGGAACTAGGACAGAATACAAAAGAGATGTATCTATAGAGCTAGTATTTGACACTCAGTATGGACGCACTACGACAACAACGCCAGCGCCTGCAAACGGTTCCACAACGACTACAACAACAACCACTTTACATCCAGCACAATTACAATTTTTATATAGAAATCAATACGTATTAAGTAAACCTACCATGTGGGAACCAGCTAGAACACATATAAATAATATGATTAAAGCTATCAGCCCAGCCTACGAACTAGGTATTAGAAAATATTTTGTTAATCCTCCGCAAGAATCGTGGAATCCTATGGACGGAACTTATAACTTAAATTTAAGTTGGACATATGAACTAGAGAATTAATATGGTTAATACAACTCCAATACCAGCCACAACTACTACAACAACAAGCACAAGCCCACCACTTTACACAACTACTCAACAGCCTAACATATTTAATGCATCTGGATTAAAGAGGGTTTATTCTCTTTCTCTTTCTGATAGCTGGAATGGATACGGAGTTAGTCCAAGTGGAAGCGGTATAACAGATTTTATTTCTACAGGTTCTTACGTTCATTACCAATTACCAAGTGGAGCAAATGCTGTTGCAGTTACAATTAATCCTAATAATTTGTTAAAATACTCTGAAAGCAGATTTGAATTATATGATACTAAATCCAGATCTAGTGGCATATTATCTATTACTACTACTACAACCACAACGTCTGCGCCAGTTACCCCTGCAATAAGTATGCCACAAGCTAGCGTATTTGCTCCATCAGTAAAAATATCTACTAGAACCATAACTTCAACGTCAACAACTAATGCTTCTAATCCTAATGGCGGTCAATCTGTTACTACTACCACTTATCAACCTACTACTACTCCTAGCACACACTTCATATTAATTGAGTCTGCGCCAATTTCATCTCCCAATATAATCCAATCCAGCGATTTATACAGTACAAGTAATGGTTACCATTCGGAATTTGTGGGGCGCGATGGTCGTGTATTCAGAATAACTAATAGGTCTAGTGATAAACTATATGTACATGTTAGTATCAGTTGCTCACTTGCTAATCGTTTTATAGTTATGTATCCAGGACAATTAGTAATTTTACAACAGGCACTTTCACAATCATTTAATTATAGCTGCCAATATGTAATTTCTTGGTCTTCAACTTCACCTCAAGGTTCATCGGTATAAAGAAAATTTAATCTTATGACTGCTACAAATACTACATCTTATCCATATCCGAGCAGTATCACTGGTGGAGAGCTATATTCTCATAGCGTAGTTCCAGATTCTGGCTTTTTTGGAACTAATTGGCCAGCCAGCGGGTCTATTCCAACGTCTTTCTCTTCTGCCGGTTGGTCATTGAGCGATAAAGGCTTTGTTCAACAAACTTTCTTAGGAGCATCTATTCGTAGTTTTAGTATTAATGGCGGTTTCGGTGATAATAGTTCAACATTATCAGTAGAACTAGTTAATGATGAATATAATAAATCTGATCAAACTGGTCTTGGTGGAGGTGATGATCCTTATCACAATGGCGTTCGTGACTTTTTCAGCCCACCACCAGTTGGTTCTCCTGTTTATTTTAAGTTTGGAATGAACTTAGCTACTATTGAAGAAGCATACAGGTCAACTTTTGATTCTTTGTATAAAGTGAATACTTTTCCAGTATTTACTGATCCAGTATACGATGGCCCTTTCAATCCTTTAACTTTTGAAAATCTTGAAAATAATCAATTAGTAGATTTTTATAACCCCGCCGGTGGAAGTGGAACATATGTTGACATTTCATCATATATCAGAAGTGCAAGCAGGGGAAAGTATCACACAGTGTTTGGTGGCATTTTACAATCTTATTTACAAAATAAAGGTCCGGGAGGTAGTCCAACGTTTTCAATCCAAGTTATTGACCCAAGAGAAATACTATCTAACACAGTGTTGATTTTAAATAATTATACAGGAACAATATTTAATCATCACAATATTCTTAATATTTATGGATTTTTAGAATATAATCCAAGCGACGATACTATCAATTTTATTAAATCTAAATTACCTACTGAAAACATTTTGACTAAGTATACGTTGCCATCTGGTCAAACATTTTTTCGTGGCAATGATACTTATTCTAATATACCATTAACCACTACTACAACTACAACATATAACCCAAACGCAACAACAACTCCTTATCCAGCAACCTTACCTGTAGGCACAGTCACATTCCCCATGACCGGCACCGGTTTTTCAAGAAGGGGTCCACAAGGAATACCTTATTATAGAGTAAAACAAGCTGTTAACGCTTTAATGCAATATAATATGGAGCTTCCATTAGAATATGCAACGAAGGGTTTTGGTGGAGTCATTAACTTTAGAGGATTTAATTATGTGATAGACTTTGGGTCGCTTCCAGAAATTCCAGATTTGTATTATCTTGATTTTGATCAAATAACTATGCTGGAACTAGCATTGGAGATATGCGACATAACTAGTCATGATTTATTTGTCACACTGTTGCCGGTTATAAATCATCCAGCTTGTTCATTTATATACTCTTGGAATCAAAACAATATTAATAATCCATCTAAACTTATATCTGGAATTATTCGATTAGATGCTATTAATAGATCTCGTTCTCCCAATTACGGGGCTATTAAGAGTTATATAGATAGCTTAGCTTATTACGGAATATATACAGAAAATCAAGATGTTGGATTTGAGCTATCTAATATTACAACAGATAAGTTTGTTGTTGGTGCGCAAGAAGTTGATATGCACTACTTTTCGTCCAACAGTGATAGAAATAGGTTGGGAACAGAGTCTATCGGTAAGCAGTGGTTACTAGAAACATCTCTTAAACAACAGATCTTACCTTACTATGGATTATTGGGAAATAGAGCAGTTACTATTCCAAAAGGATTTGGAGCCTATCAACAAATTTTGTTAGATGCTACTAGCTTGGGCGTTAATGGAGTTGGGTCATATTACGTAGCCACAGAAATGGAACTGAGATGCGCATTAGTATCTTTTGAAAGATGGAAACAATTTTTACAATTATATAATGATATTTATTTAGAATCTATAGAGGATAGCGATGCCACCGATTCTGCTGCACTCTTACAAGCTGTTGCACCATCTGGATTCCCACCGATAGAAAGTATTAGTAATAATTATGCTGTTACAGTTCCAAGATCTGTATTTAATACGTATGCCCCAGAACCGTTTGGATCTGATGGGCTTCCATATAGTCCTTGTAATCCTCCTTATGGTTACCCTTTGTACTATAAGAGAATGACTAAAATTGGAATTCCAGAGGGAGGTCTTGTTGAAATACAGGGTAGATTTACTAGCTTATTAACTGGTATGGCGTCTTTAGGCTCAGTAGATAAAACAAATTTTAAACATATATTAAATAGTGAAATAAATAGATTAAAAGATTTACTAGCGGTAGGTAAAAAGCTAAATAAAGCTGAAGCTGATTACTTAGAAATGCTAGAAGACCTTTTAGACAAAGCAGAAAAAGCCAGTGAGGGCGATGTTAATAATATGATATCCTTAATTGAAGAAACTATGGAAAATTATAAGCCATTATTCTTTTCCCCAGACATGTCTAAGTTAGCTAAGCGTAATCTAAGAAACGCCATGAAAGTATACGACTTTGTAAAATCCATTGCCGAAGAGTGCTTGGGCAAAAAGTTCTTAGTTAAATTACCAAAGGTTGTTAATCCATTTTTTGAGAATCAAATCTCTATAACTCAAAAGGGATCAGAGTCATTAAATCCAAGAGCATCAGAATCTGCGCGAACTAATATGGAATATACTTATGGACCGTTTGGCTTTAAACCAAGACCTATTACTTCTGGTATTGGTTATGAATTTTATGCTAATAATATCCAACCGGTTATTGCTAAGATGCAACAGGATGCTAAAAGCCTTCCAGGAACTAGCACCTTCGGCGGTAGACATATGATGGAATTTTTATTAGATTCTGGATCATATAATTATAATTTAGTTGGAGAACTGAATGCTCATTTTAATCCTGTAATAGATCAATATGAATTTAATTATATGCCAGTTAATGAGGGTGGATTTTTTGATTTTGATCTTTATAGAAATCTAATATCTGCATCTAGCATACAGCAGTTGGTAGCTAGTGGATATAAATCATTACCTTTAGGGGTGCAGAATCAGCTAATACCAATAGATTTATCTAATTTTATTTCTGATAATAATCGCGTTTCTCCTTACGTGAGATTTGATCATAGCGAAGACTTATCTTTTGAGGGTTTTAATTCTTCTGATTTCAGTCAGCAAATTATCACCGCTCAAGGCATGATTCCAGATATATCAAATAATTTAGATAATGCTGGAGTAGATACTTTTTACTCTTTTCCACAGGGCAATGTGGCTACAACTACTAAGCCTCCACAAATTGCTTATGTAAAGTGTCAAGTCGATGAAAAACTATACATGACGCCAAAAATCACTTATCAAGAAACACATGTTTATGGGCAAACTGTATCACAAACCAAAGTTCTTAGACCGCCTAAAAAAATATATGATCCATGTAAAGATGAATATTTTGATAGCTTTTCATATTACGTAGCCCAATTCTACCCAAGAACAACTAGGGGCCAGAAAGTCAATATCTGGGATTTTAATGCGTCTTCTGGGCTACAAATCGCTGGAGTAACAATACAAGGAAGATTAATAGATACTCAACTTGGAAAATTAGACACAAACCATGTTTATGCCTTGATTACACTTCCTGGAAGAGTCGTTCCCACAAAAGATGCAAGATTTCGTGACGGACCATTTCAGTCTTCCAATGCCGAAAAATTTAAACATTATATGACGATGGATACAGTAAAAGGATTGAATGGATTTGATAAACCATCCTTTACACCAAGTCCTCAGAAAAAGATCTTAGAGATATTTGATGATCAATCAATATCCGCAGATGTACGTGTTCACGCATTTTTGGCTGCTAAAAAAGCTAATGATTCTTTAATATCATTTGGCGTTCCTCAGTTAATGAACTATAGTGTTCCATCTCCAGTATATCCAGATCTGGTTGTTTTACCATTTATGTCTAAAGATAGATGTTACGGTCCTTGGATATCATCTCAATTAAACAATGATGCCATACTATACTCTAATATAGGCGGTAAAGTTGACTTTGTTAAAGATGAAAATTTATCACCGTGGAACTATTGTGGATATGATTTAATGAATACCGCTGGCCGTTTGCAGGCCCAATTTTCAAATAGCCTTATGCTTTCTTCTGAACGTGGAGGTTTTGTAATACCATTTGTTCCACTTGGATTATCTTTGGGTACAGAACTTATGAGGTCTGGACCCATCATTACTAATATTCAGGTTGATGTTTCTGAAGCTGGAGCAAGAACAACGTATAAATTAGATTCTTATACTGCTAGCTTCGGGAAGCTTCATAAACAAAAACAAGATGCTATTTCGACAATAAGCAGAGAAAGACAAAAGCTAAAAGATGAAAAAAATTCCCTAATCAGAAAGGGTCTTGGTAAAAATTATAACAATACTAATTATGTTAAACAATATCAAGACATAAATAATAATATTAATAACTCAATGATTAATGGTCAAGCTCCAATAGCTGGAGTTTCTATTCAAGTTAAACCGTATGAACAAACCGGATATTCTTTATCTAGAGAATCTGAAGTTAATAGTACTGCATATTCTTCAGATGGTTCTTTTACGTCTCATCAAGATTTAAATAATGTGGCCTCAAATTATATTGGGGAAGACGGTGTAGCAAAAGCATATCAAGATTCGGCTTTTTCGTCTGTTAATGACATGTATGCGCCAGCTTCTAATGAACCATTTCATAGCTCAATGGCCTTTAAGCCAGACCCTAATACTTCAGCTAGACAATCGTTATATTTTAATCAGGACACGCCATTTACACAGGATGAGGTTGTATAATGTTTAATTCTAATATTCACAGTAAAAGAAAAGAGTTTCACCTATTTGGTTCAGATGAAGTTTCTTTAACAGCTATAGGATTAGGTAATTATACACTGTTTAGTTGTAGTGGATATTTTGGTAGAACATCTGACGCAGAAATTTCTGCCTATTTTAATGGGATGCCCAATTATATTATTAAAAACAAACTTCTGTGTACAGATACTACTAGCTTATATATGCTTAAATTTAATAAAGAAACTTTAAAATACGATATGGTCAATGGTCAGGAAATTTTTAAAACAGAATCGAACACCCTTGTAGCAAATGATTTGGTAGACTTTATTATTAAGCACAGAAACTATATTTTAGGAAGAATTAGCGACGAAATAGAAAATAATAATATAAAAGAAGTAACACAAAATATTCAAAATAGTTTTTCTGGATGCTTAACATTTAACACTAGCTATAATGTTCTTGGGTCTGATAGAAATCCATTAGTTAGATTTTTTCTAAGAGATAAAGAGAATAGCGATGATTCTAGACAGATAGCCCAAAAAGGCGCTCCTGTCATTGTGGATATTCCTAGAAGATCTTCTACATCTCAATATTCTTATAGAGGCACTGAAGATTCAGCTATTGGTGTTTATCAAAATCCATACGAAGGAGGAATTAATAACCCAAAAAATTCTATAGCCGCTCCTTTAGATTTAAGATATAGCCCATCTTTTGGAAAATGGCAAGCTGGTACTCACCAAATACTTGCTAAATTAGTTACAGATGTTGATCCAGCACCATCAGAAGAAATAAATGCAGATAGCATACAAAATGGTTCTCCTCAAAACTTTTACGACCCAAATAATTCCTTATATTTTTCTAAATTTACCATTGGAATGGCTTTACCATTAAGTGTAGAGGCGGGAAATCCTCATCAATTTGGACCCAACTTTGTTGGTTGCCCAAGTGGAACAAATCCAAAAATGGAAAAAATAATGGTAGTTAATCGCTCTGGACGAAGCTTTAAGAAGGGCGATACTGTTCTATGTAGTCATATAGATAATGAGTGGATATTGCAAGGGTTTGACGCTGGAGCTATTAGTAAAACCAAGGCTACAAAAATTGGCAAATGGTCTTTTCAAAAATATATTGTTAATAGTGACAATTTCTTTAAAGACGCCAGATATGTTAGTGGTGACGCTATTACTGGGTTTGACGCTTATAGAAATAATATTTCTCCAGACAGCTACGAAACTAAAATGAGATTACTATTCTATACAAACATGTTTCAAGGGCAGGGAGATTCTGCTGGACCGGTTTGGTCTAGGGCATCTTATTTAAAATCTGCGGGAATCGACACAAATGTAATAGCTAAATTAAATATGTACGTCGATTTATCGGAAAAGGATGCTTTAGCCAAGTCTTTACCAGAAAAATCAACATACTATATAGATGTTAATGCTGCATATTATCAAAGCACAGTATTTGATCAATTGTCAGAAAATTTTGGAGGAACAAATACTTATGATGTTATTGGAAGAACTAATGTAAAATATTCTCCAAGCCCCACGGTTAATACAGAAGAAGACGGGTATTATCCAATGCAAAAAAGCTTGCCTTTATTTTGGGGTCCAGTATTTCCAGATGGATATTCTTCATCTCAATTATCTAGATTACGAAATGAATCATCGCTTGGAACATTAAAAGCATTAAGCGTTAGTAAGCTATATTCTGATAAAGATCAACTAGCTAAATATAAAATCGGAATCAGTAGACTATTCTTTGATGCTTTTGGCCTTAATGGTATATCTCCATTTAGTACATCTAAATCATCTTTAGCCGATTCTGGCAATTGGATGTTTTCCGATTCATCAGATGGAAATGGTCTTCAGTTACCAGCAGAAGTTGCTACAAACGGAAAAAAGAATGCTTTTGGTAGCCCAATAGAACATCCACCGGTTTATAATGGGAATATTGTAGACTGTTTACATAACTATTTAATTTCTGAAAATAGGTTTTCTTGGCTATTGAGAAACGTTGGCACAAGTGGAGACTATGTTCTTGATGCCCAAGATGTGTATGGGCTTACTCCAATCAAACCAAATTATATTCAATTTTCTCCTCTACAATTAGAAGCATCGCTATTTAATATTTCCGTAAAGCCAAAGAGAGAGAATTCTGAATATACACTGTTTGATAATACAATAAACGCATATGTCAAGGCTCTTTATAAACCAGACTTACAAAATGATATTGATTTTCATCCATTTGATTTTTACGATAGAAATGACTTAAAGAGAAATGGTATTCTAATCTCTAATGATAATGTGGATATATTAGCTACTTATAGATTCGGACCATATGTAAAGCAATCAACGGTTGCTCCGCTTGGTGGTCCGAACGTTATGCCAAAAGAAAATAGTACTGAGCGAGGTAATTTATTTGGTATTATAGCTGCCAAAAACAAATTCACTGCCCCAGCAAATGGCAGTATTACATTAACGACTAAAAACTATTTTGGATTAACCCCAAACGTAACCATTGCTGGCGGTCAGGGTCCAGTAGTTACTGTTATTGGTGCATTTTTAAGCTGGAGTACTGGTGCGAATCCAATACGAGAAAATGCTAATGCTCAATGGGGAGATAGATTTAGAGAAGACAAGTACGATAGCTATGGAACAACCGCATTGCAAGTTAGAATTTTTGATCAGTGGCCAGATGAGCAAACAGTCTATGATGGAAGATATTTTTCTATTTTACATTTTAATCCTATACCTCCTTCTGGAGAGATTGATTCAAATATATATAAAGTAGAATCTGAAATTGTTGACAGTGGCAAAGTTTATACTGGAACTTGGACTCCAGATAAAATAAACGTGTCTTATCAAAGATCTGTAGATAAAATATCAACTAGTGTAGACTTTAGAGTGCCAACATTTATGCACGCCAAAGACGCATCAAAAGACAATACCATAGTTCCCGTTGGTAGACTCATTAAAGAGTCTGGAGTCTATAATGGCAGTCTTTTAGAAGGAGCTTTAAGGTCACAAAGTCAATGGAGAGTTAACCCAATCAGACGCGGAGCTTTATTAACAAAGGGCGGGTTTAAATATTATAAAACTGACATAGGATTGAATGGTTCAGATTATGTTATTGCTAATCCTGGGTCTGGATACGTTGTTGGAGATATTATTAACTTTCCAAGAAATGCTACCATTAGAGTGTCTTCTACTGTTGGCACTGGAGGAGTTGGCGGATTTGAAATAATTAATAGTGGAACAAATTTTACGACATTTGATTTTGTTGGCAGCGGAGCTAAGCCACAAGGCACGGACGGCACTGGTCGAGGGGCATTAATCTATTTCAGAAGCGGAAAGGTTTACTCTAAACTAGAGCATGATCTTGGACCGCAAGAAAGGGTTGGTATTACCAGATTAAGCTTGCCTAGCAATTTAGGAAAAGAGCCAGCGGAAGGGTCTTTAAGCACACCATTATCTCTTGAGGGTGGCACTTCTAATGCCTATGACGCCTTTTATTTTATGCATAATGATATATTACATACATTATTATTTGAAACACCGTTTACCCCAGGATTTGCCCAATATATTGATTTAGAAATAGGAGCAGGCTAATTTTCGTGTATTATTTAGTAGAACCATATAAAATAGGGAGAAATCTATGGCTGAAATCAAATTTTATGCTAATATTAAAGACCAAAGTGGAGACGGCGAGCTAATTAATCACTCAGCCGGTTCTGGCGTAGGATTCTACGGCAACGGTTTTGGTATTTCAGTTCCCGTTGGGACTCAGCAAACAACAACCTTTATTACTAATGCTAACGGCACATCAGAGGGCGCTAGGCTTAATAATACAGCTTTAGTATCTAGTGGAACCCTATCTACCGCTGGCACTGTTAGTGTAAATGGGGCTAGTGCTATAGATCTAGATAAATTACCTAACTATTTATGCCCTCTAAATATTAGATTCACTCACTCTGAACCTGTAAAAGTTCAGAATTGTAAGCTTCGTATATTTGACCGAAATAACATTAATAATCACGCTAGCGGCGTGGTCACATATGTTTATGAGTCTAGACACCCAGCTACACTACAAACGGTATCTAATTTGAGCCATCGCGGAAGAATAGAAAATGCTTGGTATGAATTTGATCCAGTAAACGCTATGACAGACATGACCTTAACATCTTCTCCAGGAGCTAGTGGTAAGAATACTAATGCTCAAGATACTAGCGTTGCCCTTGGTTATAATAGTAATAATGGCAGTTTACACACTGCTGCTAGGCACGATTGGTACGTTGCTCTAAGTTCTGAGCCAGTTACCATTGGTAGCAAGACTCAATACGGTCTATACTTTACCGTAGAATATCTATAATAGAAAAGAAAAAGGGGGTAGTTTTTAGGCTACCCCCAACTTTTCAATAATGATTGATAAGCCTACAACGCCTATCATATCCCCAATGGCCATATTGAGCCACTGGAACTATCATGGGTTGATAAGGATATCCCCATACCACTCTTTGTTCTACCACTGGTACTGGTTGCACTACAACTGGAACCATGACGGTATAAGCTGGAGCTTGATAAACCATTACCTGTAGAACTGGAACTGGTTGTGGTGGCGTAACATATATAACATTATTAGCGTAACAATTAGAAGAAACGCTAGCAAGTAATAGAATGAATACGCCTAGTAAATTCTTCATAAACTCTCCTTTATTCCGATTGCTCTGTTTTTGGATTCCACTTAACCCATCCATTATCTGGCAACCACTTTCCATCGTTATCCTTACGCTTGGGGAATAACCCGCCACCCTTCTTGTGTACACCAAATGCTAATCTAGCACCACAAGACATACATCGTAGCTCGTAATACTGATTATCCTCTACTGTCCTAACTACGAATCTCAGATCTTCCGAACCGCACTTTCCACACTTAGTTTCTTCAAACACTTCTTGAAATTTACTAAGCTCTAGAAACAAATCCTTTTGGGACTCTCCTTCTACCTCTACATTAATTCTGCCGTTTTTAGTAGTATATGTTAGTTTCATTAGTTACGCCACTCCTGTTCATAGCCCATAATATCTTTTGGAATCATACTCTTATCTCTTTGATAGTCATTGAGGGCATCAATGATATCACTTGCCGTTTTCTTAGAAACCTTCTTTCCGCTATCTACATTGAAATTCTTAAATAGCTTCTGACCATTGATATTTAGCTGTTTACACTTAACATCAATAAAATTGTACTGAGCATCGCTCATACGACTTTGTTCATTATATTCACCCTCGCTAGCGGTCTTGGTAGAAGAGATATCTCGCACTATCTTGGCGGTATCTTTCTTAGTTAGTTCTTCTGCCGCCACACCCTTAATCTTGAGAGCTTTTCTTAACGCTCTGGCTTCTGCTCTTGTGCTAGCAATAGCTACAGCGAATGCACAAAACATGTCATCAGTATTACCCTCCCAAGAGTCTGCAACTTCTGAATACTTCATTCCATTAGCAAATTCTACTGTAAATACTACGGTAGCTCTACCATGATGATCTTCTCTCTGTACTGGAAACACTTGCGTTGGGCCACTAAACATGATTGGTCCCAAAACAACCTCTGATACTCTTCGCAGTCCAGCAACGAGAGGGTGACCATCTACCATTTCTGATGGATGGAATAGCGTCATTGCGTAGTCGTGCCATTCAGCAGATAGCATTGATGGAGCGTCAGACACCACCACATCTTTTGTTCTAGTATCGGTATTGCTTGGCGTAGCTAGCTCAACTTCTGCAAACAAGTTTTCAGTTTCAACGATTGTTGTACTCATATTTCTATCTCAATAAGCCTTTCTGATTGTGGTGGAAAGTTTTTGTCTATTTTACCAAGACAATTCAAAATGTCAAGACGCAATTTTTCTTTGGACGCTAACGATTGGGCGTCTGATATATTTTTAACACGTATAATTACCATGCCTTTGCTCAAAATTAAACCTGTTTTATGGGCATCTGCCTTAATTTGCTTTTGAAGCTTTTCTTCTCCCCATATTGGAAGGAAGTGGGATGGCCCGTCTATCTCTATTATAGTCTTGAGCTTGGGAACGTACATGTCGATTTCTAAGTTTTCATTCTGGATAAGCTGCTTTTTATGAAAATCTATTTTATATCCAGCGGCGGTTAACTCTGAGTATAAAAACTTTTCTAATTTAGAACCCTCTTTACCAGCTAATTGTATACCTTTTATAGCAGCTTCCATCATATTGGCTCTTTCAACTGCTGACATATTATGCCAACGCTCCCTAGACTGATGAATTTTTTGTTCATAGTCTTCATCAGACATATTATCCCAATATTTTTGTAGACTAGAGCTAATCTTAAGTTTTTCTTCTGCTGTTCTTGTTTTGCCGCTCGTTGGATGTATGGCCACACCGCGATCTATAGCATTTTTCTGAGCCTCGCTTTTAGTCTTTAGCTCAATTCCTTGCTTAATAAGAATTCTTCTAATCTTGTTGGGATAAGTTTTAAAATGTTCTGCTATTTCATAGGTGCTTTTATTTTGCTCTATATACATTTGTAGTATTTTTTGAGTATTCATTTTCGTGCCCTTGTAGTTGTGCCGCTAAACCTTTATAGCATTCAGATATAACGGATGGTTTTTTTCCAGTTTTTCTATAGAATTCTAAGCTGTCTGTCTCGTTGTTACATATTACTTTGACATTCTTTGTTTTCTCTATTAGATTTAATAGGTTTATTTTTGAAATATCTTCATATCCATAATAATAATATAAATCAATATTGTTTACTATATTTTTAGCACTAGAAAGAGTATCTAACGACGTTGTAATAAGAACTCCATGAAAATTCCAAATATCAGCAGCGTTAAATATGCCGCACTGCACCTTATGAGGATTGTAACCTACATCATCAAAGAATATGCTAGCATCAGAAGCATATTGATGTTCTATAGACTCGTTAATAAAGTTAGAAATATACTCTAGGTTGGCATCGCTAAGAGAATTAACATATATCCCTATATTCATTCTGTTTTCTCCGACTTTGTTTCGTGGGCTATGATGTTATAGCCATTTGACCTAACAAAATTCCAATATTTATTCATTCCAATATTAGCATTATAATCCATAGAAATAGCCACTGGTTCTTCGCCATACTTTATAGCTGTTTCTGGCATAGAACCCCACATTTCTATATCGTCTTTTGGGTGCGGTGGAACATATGTATTTAGCCCAAAGTGTTTTTTTACTACATATGATATATGAGTATCTTCACCATATCTTTTTGGTACGGTTAATGGCATTTCCATCCAGAAAGCTCGTAACCAATCTTTTTCAAAGAACCATGAGTGGCAACCCATATCTACACGCATAACCTGTTCGTTTGGATTGCACCACCCTATAGGAGTATAGCTACGTGGTGCTGGATATTCTAAATCATAAATCTTGTCAGCTATTACGCCCCTTGTACTTAAAACTCCGCGATGAGTTTCCATAGTATTAAAACAATTTTCAAGCCATTTACTTCCCGGTATAGTGTCATCATCTATAACACAAATATACTGCGTTGAAGCGTTAAGAGCTATACAGAATCTACCCCAGCTACCATAATCTGAATTAGATATAATAGTTTCGCAACTATTTAGTATATCATTATCAAATTTAATATTTTGATCTACTAGATTTACCCACAACATGATTGGCACCTGTCCAACAGTTTGCCTCTTGATAGCTTCAAACTGTTGTTTTAAAACGTGTGGTCTTTTAAATCCGCTAAGAACAACTGTTACGCTCATGTTGTTAGCCCCTTTTGATAGTCTATGATCTGATCTAACCCATTAATAATGTTATGTGATGGAAGCTGAGACAGCAAGGATTTTGTTCTGTGTAAACATGTGTGTTTATTTTTTACAATATTCTTGATTTCTTTAACATTTGTTAAATCGTCTACTTTGAATATTTTCTTTAGCTTACTTTCCACAACGCCCTGAGTTTCCCCGTCTTCTAGATCGTAATAGACTTTATTTCCGTAGTATATAGCGTCAAACAAGGATTGGGGCAGCATAGACCCATAAAATCTAAATACTATTTCGTCATAATTCTTATATATTTGTGCTAATTCCGATACGCCTAGATGTATGTCTCCAATATTTTTATCTGCCTCTCCAGTAGAAACATTGTGATAAGTACCGTCTGATGACTTTAGTTGATCTTCTTTATTAATCAAAAAGCATTTATTTATATTAAAGTCAGCTCCACTCGTATTCAAAAATACGTCTGCTCCCAAAGGAATACAAATCATATTAGTTTTAGATAATTTGTAAACTTGATCATCAGAATTGCTATAGAAAAAAGATATTGGTATTTTTTTAGATAGCAAAACTGATTCTATTTCTTTGATATTATCGGCTTTAAGTCCAGTAGCATTTATTATTAGAGATGGACCTCCATTTTCTTCTATGTAATGTAGAACATCTGTAAAAATTGTATTTATATGCGTTATGAAATAATCTGGCTTTATAGCATCAAACATATCATAAGCACTTATTGTTTTATTATCCCACATTGCTGAACTACAGCCGTTTATTAGGTTCAGAGCAGCGTTAAAATAAAAGCACTCCGTTTGAGTAGTCGAGCCATAATTGCTAATTACAAACTTCATTTTCCACCTTTTATAGCGTGATATGTTTTAATATTATTGATTCTATTTATAGGATATTTATTTTTTATGCATTTAATTTTATGTTTTGTTTTAATTAATTCATTAATCGCTTCAAATAAAAACTTATTTTTACTATCTTGTGATGCTAGGTTCCTTCTCAATACTTCTATTATATCTTCATTATGTAAAAAGATAATTTCTGACCATATAGAATGCGCCCCAAAACAAAAATACTGGGCCTCGTCATTAGCGTCCACGTTTATGCCTACCTCTAAATTCTCACACGGGTTCGTTTCTGTAAGAACGCACGTTTGAGCGTAATTAATAAGTGAAAGCGTTTTGTTGGTGAATAAAAGGTTGCCATCACATATTAACACTTTATTATTAAGAGTGTTATTTAGTGCTAATCTGGCACTTTCACAATTGTTAGATGAGTTAAATAGCTGATTCTCCACAATCCTAATGGGTAAGTTTGAGTATTTACTTCTAATATATTTTACTATTTTATCAGAATCAAAGCCAACACACAGTATAATTTCAAAATTTAAAAGCGTTTGTTGTATAGCTTTTATCTGCATATCTATTAGTTTATGACTCGCTATATTTATTAGGGGCAGTGGGCCATAAGATTTCATTCTGTATCCAGGCGAATCACACAATAAAATCACACTAATAAGTTCAGTTTTACAAGGTTGCCCCTTGATGTTTCTTCTTGTTGATGTTACACATTTAGTTTTCATCTTTAATCTCAAAGAATAGCGTTGTATTATCTATCCTACTCAATAATGAGTCTACTATCGGTGAATATTCGTTTAGGTTGATAGTAAAAAATTCTACCTTATATGCTGCTGTAGAAATTGCCACAATGTCGCTATATTTAATAGCTATGCACTTTTTTAGATCCTCGTTTATGACACTGTTTATATCTAACAAGATATTATCATAATAATCAGAATCAACACTACAAGTAATAGCGTATGACCCCTTAGACTGTAACAATTGATTATGTAAATAGTTTTCTTTATTATCGCAAGAAGATATATATATAGTATGATTACTTAAAGTAAATAGATGTAATACTAGCTTTCTTGTTTCTTTTGATGCGTCGTGACCGTGGTACAGTGTTATCCTATATTTATCCTTATAATACTTCTGCTTAGTAACAAACTCTGTGAGTTTTGCTACATTATTCTCATTTAATTCTGAACAGTCTATATAAATGTCAAAAGCTATACTGGCTTCTTCATAAGCTTTTTGAGAATCAGCTTCTCCATTATTCCATGAAGAGTTTCTATACATATTACAAAAGCTTTTGACAACATAAAACTCTTTATCATTGTCATAGGCTTCTACAACTTTATCTAATTTTTGATATTTATATATTCTACTCGCATAACATCCGGTTTGAGTTTGATCTTCATAAAGTGCAAAAATACAATTTTTACAACTTGTTTGAATCATTTGGTCTTGAAGCGGCGATTTCATAGTGATAACCTCTTATTGTTACTTTATCAATAGCTAGTCCTGCTTGCTTTAATAGATCCACAATATCTAGTGATCTATATATACCGCGCTTATTAAATATTAGCTCGTTAAAGTCCTGAGTTGATATTTTATTATTTATGATATCTCTAGCTAAAGCAGAAAGCTCTACGCCGCCCATGACTAAAGAAGCTCCCACCCTCATTTTTTGTCTCACAGATTGAACAAATTCTACTAATAAGTTAGACGGGATGCTATCAAGAGCATCTATAGCTACTACTTCTGTAGCAGAATTATTTGGTATGCTAATCATATCAATCTTCCCATATAGAATTGGGATGATTTTATAATGCTCTATTGCTTTATCTAGATGTTCTGTTATATAGATTTTCATCGGCGTGATACCTCATAAACTTTGTCGAATACGTGATTCCAATTATTAATAAACTTTTGTTCTGAGAATTTCTCTGTTATAGTTTGCCTAGCATTATTGCCAATCTTAATAGCAGCCTCTTTGTCATTAAGCAATAATTCTATATATGATCTTAACTGCCGCTCATCATTAGAAATAAATCCGTTTACTCCATTCTCTATAATTTCTGGTATCATACAGGTTGCCGTTGATACCACGGCACAGCCACAAGACATAGCTTCTAATAAAGAGGTTGGTATTGGACTTAGAGTAGAACTGTTGAAATAAACTGCACACTTATTATACTCATCAACCAAATCTTCCGTTGAAGATGCCGATACAGATAAGCCTTTTGTGTCGCCAACTAGTCTGGTTTCTAAATCTTGAGTAACCCGTTTCCATCCACTATAATTAAGACAATAATCTCTATTTACAAAATCGTTAGCGACCGTTAAAACAGAATTGTTTTTCTCACAGCCTGTTGGTCTGAAAGTTTCAGAATCAATTCCATGATGTATAATTATTGAATTCATATTGATTTCCCAAGCGTTCTTAGAAAATTCAGATATAAACACATTAACATCTCCCCTCATGTTCTTCATTAATGATAGATTTTTTTCACTAATGGTTTGCGGAGTTGGAAGAGTATGCTCTAGCGAAATCATAGGCAAATTAAGCCTCTGGTTAAGCTCTACAGCAACTTGGAATTGCCAGAACTTACTTTGAGATAAAATAAAATCATACTTCACATATGAACACAATTCTTGCTCTGGAAGAATATAATAATTATCTGGCACTGTCAACTGTGCAGCATTCCACTTTTTCAAATTTGGCAAATGAAAGGAATAAAAATTGTGACCCGTTTTACAAAGCTGAGTTTCATACCTTTCATGAGTTGGAAAGGTAAGTATATTATACTTTTCTTTTTGTTCTTTTCCGCTATTAGTTATATCTATTAGCCTGCTCACAGAATTATTTATCATTTAGAATCTCCATAATAAGCTGTCCAATATTGCTATAAGAAAAACATTCTGCTCTACTTAGTCCAGCAGACCTATCAATATTATCTTTATTCTCATAATAGAATCTCATAGCTTTTTTAATTTCAGATTCGCTAGGATGGAACCACTCTTCTCTTCCGGTAAAAAGTTCTGGAAATGCTGGATCTGAATGTGTACAAATATCTTTAACACCATTAACTAGCCACCCAGTTGATTTATTGTTTGCATCTATGAAATCTTTTGGTCCACCCTCATTGCTACAAATGGGCGTTTTGCCATAAGCCATTGCTTCAAAAGCTGGAATAGACCATCCCTCGCCATGAGTTGGTCCAACAAAACAGTCACACGTATTGTGTAATACTTGTATGTCATCGTCCGATATATTGTTAGCAATTACAATTTCTGGTAGATAATCCTCTGTGTTCTTATAGATACGAAGCTCTTCTTTTACAGATTTAGAAAGATTGGTCATGTACTTCTCTAAGTCCCCGCTAGATATTCCATGTCTTTTTACTTTAAGAACTAAAGATACTGGTTCGTAATTTTCAAACTCGCTGTGAAAACATCTAATTATAGACTCAATGTTCTTACGATCATTCAGTTCTCCTATATAATAGAACTTAAATGTATTTTTCTTATCATAAAAATTTATCTTTGGATACTTTCTGCTATACTTTAATATATCAAAAGCGTATGGAACTACTCTTATTTTTGATTCTTCTATGCCATCGTTTAGTAGCATTTGTTTTAACTCATAGTTAGGAATCCACACTTCGTCCATCACTCTGAGATTATCAAGCCACCCATTATGTCTTAAAGTGTTGGACTCTGAAACAAAATAGGCTATATTCTTTTTAAACTTACTAGTTCCCACCATGTGGTGCGGTAATACATTTTGTATACAATAATCTACATCTTCCAAATCCTTCATTTCTAATCCTAAGATTTGAGGATCAATGGTTGGATTAGCGTTAGTGAGCTTAATATTTCTACAAACAACATCTAGATCCGTAGAGTCTAAAGCCTTTATAGAATTTAAGGCGGCTTGTGACCATCCGGTTCCCTCTTTGTAATGACCTATAAATAATAATTTCATCGCTTAATAGCCTCTATTCTCTTTTGTTCCCAAAAATTTCTGCGATTACACAGGGCAAGCATATGCTCATAAGCTATATTAAAATCAAAGTGATTTCTTGTTTGCTTACCATCAAAAGCCGCTGAACTCTCATTGAAATACATACCACCAGTAATAGATGTATGAGTTTTATAAGTTAAATCTCTAACAAGTTTAGACTCTAAATAAGTATTTAGTCTCTCTGGCTCTCTTAGTACATTTGATATTAACCATTTTGCCAACAGTTGTGGACTAGCATCTTCTGGTACTTTTTCTGGTTTATTTGCTGGCTGGAATATTCTTGCTGGAGAATTCCATCCCTCATTGTCTTTTGGCAATTCTATACTATCAAAATATGTTTCCCAAGCACGACCGCTCTGATCCCACTGATAATGCTTCAAAAACAACTCTCTAGTTTGAATACTAAGTTTTTGTCTATCTTCATCTGGCATATTAAAGAATTCGATAAGAAGGTTGGCAGCGAGTTCATTGTCTGGCACGGCTCGTAAACATCCAGTTTCAAGCTCCTTATAAAGAGCTTTTGGTTTAACTGGTATACCATTTAAGTTTCTAACCACACTCTCCATAGCTGAATAATCAGTAGACATAACTGGCACACCGCAAGCCGCAGCTTCTACTTGGGGCAAACCAAAACCTTCACAGTTAGCATATTGAACATAAATATCAAAAAGATTCATTATCTTGGCTAGATCTTCATATTCTGCTCCCATCTTTACATTAGACAATACTGAACCATACTGCCCTGTGTATGGAGACTGAGTAACTGCACCGCGAAACAGTGATACGAAAGGCTTTCCAGTTTGACCACAAATATATGTAAAATATACTTTAGAAGATAACTGATATTGATGTAATAACTCTGGTATGTCCCATCCTAAATCTGGATAGCTGGTATGGCAGTATAGAACATAATCTTGAGGGTTTGGAACTTTATCTAATAAAAGCTTAAAAGCTTCAAACAGGTCTGGGTACAGCTTTCTTCTTTGATTTCTCATTACCGTACCAATAATCTTTAGATTAGGATCAAGGCCAAAGCTCTTTCTTAAAGCTGCCTTGTCTTCTATAGGACGGTATGCTGAATGTGCTGATGGTGGAGATATTCCAATGTAATTAATCTTATTACCAGACTGTTCTTTTAATACTTCCCCAGCCCATTCGGAATATGTTAAACAGGCATCTGCTGTTTGATAAGTGGACACCCACTGTCTGGCTTGAGGTCTAGCGTCAACTGTGGGCATAATACACCACTTAAAATATGGTCGAAATGGAGATCTTTCTTGGAAGTCTAACATCCAAAAATCTCTAATATCACATACTATGTCTGGCTTAAAGTCTAGACATACTGGTTCAAATGCTAGTTCACCAAATTGAGATGTTGGATGGTTTTGATACTGTTCCTTTTCCTGCTGAGAAGCATTTTCTCCGGGAACAACCCCATAGAACTTCCAAGGGGTTCCATTGGCTCTTGGATCATTCTTTTCTCCATAAGATGCCAATTCAGCCAGTTCGTACTTGCCTGTGCTGTGTAGATAATTTAGAATTTCTCTAGTGTATGTTGCGTATCCAGTATTTAGAAACGTGGCTTCGCTACAAAACAGTATTCTTTTTTTTCTCATATTAGTCATCACAATCCTGTTGACAAAAATCAAATTCGTTAATTCTAAAAACAATACTACTATTATCTTTAGAAACATTTTTTGCAGAAGCGTGAACAGTCAACTTAGTGCCTTTTATGGCATATTTTTCTAAGGTTTCTGCGCCGGTATGCCAAGCTTCGCACTGTAAATATGTTGGTATTCTATTCTTTTCACCGCTCTTAGTTTTGCGGTAAGTATAGACAACCATAACAAAGTCGGCCCTAACTATATCTCCAGACATAGTAATTCTTGGATTTTCAACCAAGTAGCCAGTAAAAGAACATAAATTCATTGAACTCTCCTTGATCTTAATATATTAGCAACTACAAAAGAAAAAAACACACTATCAAACTAAATTTCATGAATCTGATTGACAATAAAAGAGCTATCTTGGTCACTTACAGAACCACAGAAAATTAAATTATTACCCTCATATAAAATATACTTATATTTATCTTTTACTTTTGGGAAAACGATTACGCTGTCTAGTAAGCATGTGTCATCCTCTATTGTTAGAAATGACATGGTTTGCCCCTTAGACTCGCCCTTTTTAATCTTATAATCCGAAACTCTTTGGACATTGGCTACTATGCACAAGTCCTTCCCCTTTTTACCATTGACAATTTCTTTACAAGTTGTATTGGCCGCAGAAGTGTCAGATGTTTCTATTTTTGTTAGACTAACTGGACATCCCAAGAATTTTACTTCTTGATCAATAACCCAGCTTGGATCATCTTCTAGAGAATACGGTGGACTAATTAATAGCTGAATCTCATTTTCTATAGCTTGCTTTCGGACAATACTACTAGTTCCACCGCCCTCTTTTTTCACTGGAGATAAATCTTTCAAACAGTCTATAAAATTTGTCCACTTTTTAGATTGATAATTATTTTCTAACCAAGATTGTTCTGTTTTTGTCAAAGTTCTAAAAATTTCATAGTCATATAAAGCTTTATTTCTTGTTATTCTATCCTTAAATCCTCTAAAAAATCCTATAGAAGCTAAAGCCTTAAAAGCTGTTGAACTAATTAGTGGAGAGAAAAATAGTAACACTTCAAGCCAAGAAAAATTACTGACTTTCTTGCTCAGCTTTGCTTCCGCTTCCGCTATTGCTTCTATGACTTTATCTCCAGTTTTTCCAGTTAATGACTTAACATCTTTAATACCAAAGAAGATTGTATCTTTGTCAATATTAAACTTGGAACCAAATTTAACTATATTGGGAGTCTTAACACCAATATCAAAAAGTTTAGCTTCCGAAATTAACTCATATATTTCTTGATGAGGGTCTTGTTTTTCATTGGCATAATACAAGTAAGATAAAAAGAATTCTTTAGTATGATGAGCCTTTTGGTAAGCACTCCAGTAAGAACATACGGCGTATGATACACTGTGAGACTTATTGAAAGCATATCTAGAAGACTTTTCAATCCATCCAAAGATTTCTTCCGCCTCTTCTTTAGTCACAATGCCCCTCTTTTCTGCACCCTCTATAAAAGACTTTTTTACTTGATTCATAAGATCAGCCTTTTTCTTACCAATAGCTTTTCTAAGCAAGTCAGCCTCTTGAAGATTAAATCCAGCAATTTTCTCAGCTATACGCATGGATTGTTCTTGGTATACTAGAACACCATATGTTGGCTTTAATATGTCTTCTAGAGATGGGTGCAAGTAAGATACTTCTTCTCTTCCATGCTTTCTATCTACATAGATTTGCGTCATACTCTTGCCATCTATATAAGCCTTTAATGTTCCCGGCCTAATAATAGCGATAAGTGCAGATAATTCTTCTATGCTAGTTGGTGCTAGCTTTTTAGACCAAGACTTTCCAAGATTGCTTTCTAGCTGAAAAATGCCCTTGGTTTTGCCTTCTGCAAATAGCTTCCAAGTTTGAGCATCATTATAGCTGATATCTACACTACTTGACATATAATCCACCATTTGCAAAAGCTTTATCAAATGTAATATTCTGATATACTGATCTATGTGTCTTCATTAGCTTAATAAAGATATTAGCTTCGTCCTTTACGTCTTGCAAAGCGTCGTGAGCGTTTTCTGTGCTAAGACCCATTCTTTCTCGCATGGCATCCATACTGATTGATCGTACTGATGGATCGCTTTCTGTCCACGCAAATATATTATCCATAATATCTATCTTATAAACTTTACTGAATATCTTCTGCTGTTCTCTTTCCTTATCCCAAGGCCCAAACTCCCTACAGAGTCTGTTTATGATAATCATATCAAAGCCGAGGATATTAAAACCAACCGGAATAGGATTAAAGAAAGCGTCACCCTTCCAGTTATACTGACTAACAAATTTTGTAAACTTAGACCATACCGCCTTAACGTGTGGAGCCTCTGCTAGTTTTTCTCTTGTTTTGCCAGTAAGTTTTAGTGCTTCGTCTTCAATTGGATCATATCCAGCCGCTATGGCTTCTTCATCATCAAATATGGGTCTAATTTCACTGTTAAATTGACCCTTCACAGCAAAATTTCTTCCATCAAGAGCTAATGCAGCTATTTGCGTTGGCTGTGTTTTGTGTGGATTACGAGAACCAGTTTCAAAGTCGAATACAATATAGTCCCTATTAGCCATTGATTATCTCCTTTATGTACATTATCTTGTCAAGAAGCGAAAGTCCTAAAACGTCGAACTTTACATGGCCCAAAGCTTCTAGATCAGCCATTTCTAATCCTGCAATTTTTTCATCAGAGTCTCTTTGTCTAGACATGGGGCAAACTTGTTGTAGCGGCTTTGCCGAAATTACAACACCGGCAGCGTGTTTACCTTGAGTTTTGAATGTGCCTTCTATCTCAATAGCTTGTTTAAAATATTCAGCATACTGACCTTCAAGCTCTCCGTTTTCATTAATAGAACAAAAATCTTGTAGTTCCTGCGGCCTATTTATTAATGCCCATCTTATGATTGATCTATCTTCGTCTTCCATGTCTGCTAATTGATCTGAAATCTCTGCTTCATTTGGTACATTCTTTGTAATAGCATTCATTTCAGTGAACGAACAAGCCTCATGTACTCTTAATACTTCTTTAATGGCACTTCGTCCTTGCAGTCTGCCAAATGTGATCATTTGGCTAACATGCTCATGTCCATACTTATTCTTTAAATAAGCAATAACTTCGTCGCGTCGTTTGCCGGGAACGTCCATATCAATATCTGGCAAAGATACGTGATCCGCAGTGTTTCTTCCCGCATTATAAAATCGTGCAAATAGTAAGTCATATTCAATTGGGTCAATCTGCGTGATACCAATTAAGTATGATATTAAGCAACCAGCGGCACTGCCTCTTCCGGGTCCAGACAACCACCCCTGCTTATTAACATAGCTGATAATATCTTGCACAATGAGAAAGTATCCGAACAGATTAGCGTCTTTTATAACGTTTAATTCCTCATTAAATCTATCTGCATATAGCTTTTTCTTATCTGGATCTTTTACCTTACCAGTTTGTATTAAAAGCTTTTTCCATCCTACTCTGCACAATTCTTTAAGGTAATCTTCTTCTGATAGTCCTCTTGGGCAGTCAAACTTTGGTAACATGGGCTTATTTAGAATATTATAATCTTCACACTGGCTGTATATTTCCTCTAATTGTTTTGTGTCTAAGTCTTTAGACTCTTCATTATTCAGCACGTAAAACTTATCCGAAAGAAAATAGTTTAATTTATCATAGTGTTCTTTGGGAAATGATGAATCAACATTTATGCTATTATTCTTATCTTTTCTGATTTGTTTGTGTATTTTGGGCAACGTTGTTTTCATCTCTGAGCATAAAAGAATTCTATGGTATATGGCATCACTTTGCTTTGTATAATAACTGATTGGCATAGATGAAGTGGGAGTATCAGATAACTTTATTAAGTTATTGCCCTTTAGCACCTTGTTCAATATATCATTAGATAAAGAGCCGTCCGAGTCTATTGACGATACAAGCTCTATCAAATCGTGCCAACCATTTTTATTCTTAGCAAAGAGAATATACCCATCAAATGAGCATCCAATAATGGGCTTAATTCCAGAGCTTTTACAAGCTTGATAAAAAGCTACTGCTCCAGATATTGTTTTATAATCACATAACCCACAGGCGGGATAAGCATTTTCTTTACACTTTGTAGCAAGTTCTTCTGGTTTAGAAAAACCTTTTAGCAAACTATAGTGTGTCAAATTTTTAAGAGGGAACCAGTTCAAATGTCAACTCCTTTATCAACCGTGTGCAACAGATTATACTCAAAACCGCAACCAAACGCAATGTCACCTTCTATGTTTGTCAAATGATATCTTTAATTTTCTAACTAAACTTGACCCTGTGTGTTCAAAAAAACACGGAAGAAATCCGTGTATTATTAACATTATGCCAGCTATACAGCAAAGAAACCCATGACCCACCGCGAACATTAGATGCTCACGGTAAGTCATATGATTGTCTCTTAAATGGTTAATCCATTTTTGGTATAGGTTCATTTTTAATATTCTTCATAGTACTTTTTCCAAGCTTTAAATGAGCTATAGTTAATATTATTATTACTACAGAAATCACGTTTTGACAAACCAGAACTCATCCATTCTTCATATTTTTGTTTTTTATATTCTAAATCTTTAACAGATTTTTTGGGCTTAATTTCTATATTGTCTCTTACATATTTGCAATACCATAGAGATACAGTTCTATGATCAACTCCAATTAATTTTGAATAGTCTATTTGGCTTAGCCCTAATGAATTCATTTTTTCTATATGTTTTTTTCTATTTTCAAATGTCAGATTTCTTAAATCTGGTCTATATTTTCTGATCCACCAATTAAAAACATTTTGCTTAATGCCATATTTTTTGCAGATATTTTTATTTACTGGAAAAGACTCTTCCCATTCTTTTAAAATTTTATGTATTTCGTCTAGAGGCAAAGATAGCCTCTTTTCTCTTTGTTCTTGCCAATATGAATCGCCCCTTGTTGAGCAAGCATTAGACATTTTTGCTTTGTGGTCTGAAGAAAATTTTTGTCCAAGATTATATGTACATATATCTGTAGATTCTATAAGTATATTTGTTAATATGCCAGTATCATCTGATATTTTCCCAAACCATCTAATTAGAAAACTTTCTCTTTCTAATGCCTCTTCATATGAAGAGCATTCGTATAAAACTCTTACAAAAAATCCATATTTATTCATATACGCTTTTTTTAAGGGATTTGCATCGGCGCTTTTATGTGATGATATTCTTGTTTTTATGTCTTTTGTGATTCCTATATAAAATAATCCCGAATCTATACTGTTAGTAGTATAGTCAAAATTAGCCTTGTATAAACCATAAATGTAGATTTTCATTTTAATTCATCCTCCACCGTATTATACACGATGGAGGAATAAAAACTGGTAAAAAAAATCTAAGTTTACCAAGACCACTGGCAACTCCAGTACCTAGCCTTCCACTTTGGACCAGGATTATCACAATTATGACGCGCCCTAAAGCTCTTTCTTCGTTCTGGAATGTTCTTCTTGATAGTCATATTTGGATCGCCAAATCTAACAATAACAACATTTCCGCTTTCATTCTTAACATATACTGCAAACTTCTTTGGACCTTTGGGTGTTCTAAAGGGCTTATTTAAAGTCACCTTTCGTCCTTGATACTCAGAAGCTTGGCCTAGATATACAAGCATGCGACCATCCTTCTCATAAATCCCAGGTCTTCTATATAGATAGATTTCTCCAGTTTTAGGATCTCTATATTCAAATTTAGCTTCTGTTTCTGTATCGTCTTCCTCTTCTGTATCCTCAGTATCTTCCGTTTCTTCTTTGTCTGTCTCTTCTTCGTCTTCATACTTTCCGGGTTCATAATACTTTACAAAATCATAAACATTTTGGATATAAATTTCTGCCTTCGAAATCATATCTTTTGTCCAATCTTGAAATTCTACAGATAAAGATAGTGTTTGTAGCTTAGAAACAATTTCCATTAGTTGATCGTGCATCTTTTGAATTTGTTCTAGAGCCATTTCGTCGCCACTAGATTGAGCTTTCTTAAAAGCATCTTTATTTGGTCTATCTGGATCTCCCGGCTTGGCTGGCTTATAATTATCACCAAGTCTTTCCTTTTTCTTTCTAATATTTTCCCATAGTCCAGGCTTTGCTGTAGCAACATCCCACTCTTCCGTTTCTTCACCAAAGTCTTCATACTCAGCCGTTGTTGGAATATAAAAATTATCTTCGTTTAGATCTTCTACATAGCCACATTCAAGCTGTAGCTCAATGTCGGCGGCTTCAATTGGTCCGCACGACGATGTTGCTTGCTGCATACAAACAGCTACTCTTTGTGACTGATCTGGATACTCAGTCTTCATCTTTTCACTACTCATGCATCGTGCCATAAAACTGTCTTTATTTTCTTCATTTTCTCTAGATGGTATTGGCATATTTACTCCTTTGTTAAAATAGTATTCTTTGCGTTTTGTAAAATGTTGTCTAAACTCCACAGCGGTATTCTATTTGAGAAATACTCATATATACTTTTAATCATAGGGTGGTGTGGGTCTTGAGTTATTTCAAGCCACCCTACAAAATAGTTCCAGATTCTATCCTCTAATATTAATGGATATTTTACTCCGTTGGGCCTTCCAAACCTATGATTCCACTGTAAGGATGGTAAACATATATTTGTTCCTCCCCACTGTCTAAACTTTTCTGCTATATAACCCTCTTCTCCACCAAACCCTTTGAAGTGAGGATTAATACCCTTCCAAGCTGATTTTTCAAACGAAAGAAGGCCCATTCCCTGCATAGGTATGGCGAACGGTTCTCCTTTATTATAGGCTTCTAGATTGGTTGCCCACACGCCATACATATCACCGCTCCACTGTGGATTAAAATGAGTTGATATGTTATGTAAATCATCGTATAGCAGTGGGCCTTGTATTAGGTTCTTACAATTATCATTTTCATAATAATAAGATAGCAGTTTATCAATTGCTCCATCTGCTAATAATACGTGACAATCTATAATAAGTACATATTTACCACTAGCGTAATCTACTATGCGGTATTTATTAAATGAGCTAGGAACTGCATTATATTCTATATATTTTATATTCTCAGAACTGCTAGAGAAGTTTTTACAAGCCTGTCCGTGAGAACTACTTGGATTATTATCTAATATAATGAATTCTACATCATCTGTATTACATATCTTATGGTGCATACGAAGAGACTGTACGGAGAAAAACACTCCATCAAAATCATCATATGTCGCCATGCCTATTGTTAATAATTTGTTCATGATCACCCCGGTGCGGAATAGTATCCTATATCAAACCCATCCTTGGTACATTTCTTTATTGTGCTATCTATGCCGTATAATTGTATATGATCATCCACATATTGGCAAATGTTCTTATCGCTATCTGGCCAATTATTTTTATAATAATGGCAAAGTTTCGTACATTTCCAGCTTTCTCTAGACTGAGATAGTGGCTGTGGCCTATTATTGTTTTTTATATCTTCGAATTTATCTTTTAACATCTCTAAAAACTTAGAGTGTTCCTCTTTATCAAAACACATAGAAAATGGACCACCGTCTTTTATGAAGAATATTGACATGATAGATTGTTTATAGTCTGGAAAAAGTTTAGATATGGCATAATTATAAAGCAATAGCTGTGGATCTGAACATAATTTTTCATATGTTTTTTCTTCGCCTGTAGCCCAATCCAGCCTACGCCCAGTTTTCCAGTCTACCACTTCTATAATACCATCGCTAGACTCTGTAACAAGGTCTATGGTGCCTTTGATAGCCAGTTGACCCTTTATCGTTCTACCGTCTGGAAATGTATATTCATACTTAGCCCAATCTTCTTCTATTGGTATGTCAAAATGTGGCTCTGCCGCCACTATGTTTCTATTTCTTGGATCAAATTGACCATCATTATAGTTTAAGGCAGACCAGCACATGGCTAAACATTCGTCTTTATCCTTTTTTGAAAATGTGTTATGGCTAGATCGTTTAGTGTAGTAATCAAAACTAGCATCTAATAAATCACTCACTATACTCTCTTTTAAAAAATTGCTTTTTGTCGTAGAGACAGTCCCTAGAGCATCGTCTAATAATTCTATCTTTTTTGCTTTTGGGTTATCTTGGATCTCCTTTTTGAACCTCGCTAACATTTCCATAACTTTATGAACTATGGTTCCAATATCCGCACGTTTACCAGAAGGAGGATTGAATCCAAGATTATATGTAATAAAATAACTCATCTGACAATAATTATATTGATTATACGATGAGCTTCTAACGTAAGTACATAACATTTACTGCCCCTTATTGGTTATAATTTTGCATAGTTCTAGAAATCTTTCTTGACCAAGTTCCCATTTCATTTTATTAACATCTTTATGTAGCCATTGTATATTGTCTTTAAAATATCCTATATCACTATTAATTCTATCTAATGACGCCGTTTGAACAGTAGCCTTATCTCCAAATGATGGAAATTCTAAAGTTATATCAGACAAAGCGCACTTTCCTAATTGTTTAGTAAACTGTTCCCACATATCATCAATAGTTATTTCAAATTCTAGATTTCTTCTTTTAGCATTATGATATATAGAATTAAAATATCTAGACGGTATGACTGGATGTATTCTTCTATTAAAAATTGCGTTTTGTAATTTCTTGCTTTTTGTATGTTCCCTTTCTGGTATATTATGTTTCTTTAGAGCCTTTTTTACGATTGTTTTCCTTTGAAATCCAGCCATAACCGCTACGTCTTTTAAACTGAGATTTTGTCTTACATAATATTCTTCTAAGAATTCTTTTGTTAATATTGATGAACTATCTTTAAGGCTTGATCTGGATAATCCATATTTTTTAATATATTGGGTAATAGAATTCCTAGATTTTATATTATATTCATCGGCTATGGTTTGTATACTTTTTCGCTGTTTGATATAATGCTCTTCTAAGAATTCTTTGGTTAAAAGTTCTTTTAGTTTCATATTGTGTTTCCATAAAGGGACGGAGATACACAATACTATACACGGATTATAGCCAAATTCTAGAGTTGTGTTTTAGTAGTTCAGATAGCTGCTCTATTTTTAGATCTTCATTATCAAGAATAAGATCAAAATTGTTCCAATCAAAGTTATCTTTATCTAAAGCTACTTCTGACTCATGGTTACTATAATGGATATTTCGTGTTAGCCTAATCATAGTGCCACCTATTTTCTTTATCGCTTCTACCTCATTAGGAAATCTTACGTCTGGTATAATGGCTACTTCTGATTCTTCTCTAGTAATAGCATTAACCGTAGCTTTAA